GACATCGCGCCGTTGTTGGTTCCAGTGAGTCCGAGACCACCCGTGTATGTCGATGCGGCCTTTCCACCAGCGTCAGTTGAGGAAGCCTTGTCAGTGAGAAGGAGGTTGTCCTTATCGAGGATATTGACTCCATCGAATCCACCATACATCGGCGCCGTGAACTTTGCGTAGTCAGTGAAGCGGTTGAACTTCACTGAGCTTGAGTGGACCAGCGTGGCCATCGTGATTCTGCCACTGAGAGTTCCGTCATTGACTGTGTAGTTCACTGCGTCCGGTGCGCCGTTCCTGATGTATGCCGCATCCTTCATGTGCTCAGCGGCAGAGCCGGTGAGTGTGGAGAGGTTGGTCTCTGTGTTGACGAAAGCGACCTTGGCGAGCGTGAACTTGTTATTGTTGAACGCATCGGCGCCAGAGCCCGTCACGAGGTTGTCGAGCTTGAAGATTCCCTGGAACTTGCTGTAAGCCGTCAGGAGCGGGTTGAGCATGTCTGAGGAGTTCGGGTTGTAGATCGCGTTCTCAGTAGAGGACGTGAGCGGGAGAGACTCGAACTTTGTTCCCCAGTAGAGCCTGGCATCGACCCTCTCGTTCTTGCCCGGCTGTCCAGCAAAGTACGGAGAGATGTTGGTCTCTCCACGCGTGACCTTGAATCGGAGCGGGAGAGGAGGAACGATGGAGCCCGTGAGGTTTGTCGCCGCGAGAGCCGAGGTCCTGACCACTGCTGGAAAGCCGAAGGTCGTGCCATCGAAGGCGAGGGCAGAGTGGCCGAGGTCCGTCATGCTGTTTGTGGTCTTGAGGACTGGAATTCCACGGAATCCGAACGGAAGGGCATCGGCAGGAACCTCTCCCCTATCGATCGAAGAGTTGATCACCACTCTCACGAATGCCGAGCGGTTCGGGTACTTGCCAGATATAACGATTCGGCGCTCGTCTTCGTCAGTAGAGTCGAAGTTGAACCTTGCAGCGTAGTCTCCGATTATCCTGCCGATGTACTTCTCGCTGTTTGGATCGAGAGTGAGGGCAGGGAAGGCCTCGAGGATTGCAGGGTTGGTATCGGTGTCGTCGAAGCGGCGGACCTGGACTTCGAAGGTTCCGTAATCGTAATTCGGATCAGTAGAGGCGCGGATGTTCGCTATCGAGATCTTCACCTTGTCGTTGGCGTAAACGCCATCGCTCAGCGCCTCGAAGTGGAAGAGGTCAAACTCCACCTTTCCGTAGGGCTGGGAGATGAACTCGGTCGTCTGTGGCGTCGTGAATCTCGTGTCAAAGCGTCCGAATGAGTTGGTCCAGGAGTCTGAGAGTCCAACGGGATTTGTCGAGCTAGAACCAGAGATCAGTGCGATGGAGTTTGCTCCGAGATCGACGCCAGCAAGCTCGTTCTCGACTGCAAAGTCGAGATAGAGAAGGTGGTTGAGCTCCTGGAACTTCCTCGGATCGGTGTTGAGTATCTTTCCAACGTAGTTGTTGCTGTGCGGGTTCAGAGAAGCGCTGTAGACCCTTACGCCTGCCACACCGTCGTCGTTCGAGAACACAGAGCCCTCGCTTGAGGACACAATAAACTTGAAGTTTGTGAGGTCGCTGACGGTCGCCAGGTTGTCGCTGGCGTTGACGTTCGAGGCATTGACGGTCTGGTTGTGGTCCAGAACCACGCCGCGGGAGGCTGTGGTGAAGAACAGGACAGCCCTCACCAGATTCGGAGAGGTCGCAGTGTTGACGCTGGCGTTGTCTGAGAAGGCAGGGAAAGCGACCGCCTCAGAGGCAGAGACGTAGTGCTTTGCGCATAGGAAGGTGACAGTGCCTCGTGCAGAGGCGCCAGACACATCAGCCGCCACGCTGGCCACCTTGAATCCGGCATTCTTGACGATTCCGTAGGTGGAGGTGTTCGTCATGTCTGTCGTCGACTCGTTGGCGCCAGCTCCGAGAACTCGGAGATACGTGACTGCGTCCTTGTTCTTCAGGTATTCACGGGCAGCGTATGGTCCATGGCGATCCGGATCAAGGGTGCCGAACTTGGTCTCAAAGTCTGCGAAAGATCCGACAGTGACAGGCACGAATGCGGGACCCTTCTCTGCCGTTCCAATGATTCCGGCCGGGGTCCCAGTTGGGGCCTGCTGACGAGCAGAGAGGTCGATCTCTCTCTCGAAAAAGCCGGGAGAACGAAATGTTTGTTCAGCCATCCTAATCTCCTTTTACGATTTGCGGTCTTTCATAAGTATCAGGCCGAGCGTCAAGATTCCTCTCCCTGCTCCAAGACTAGGGATCCGAGATCTGTAAAAATCTGCTCCCTGTAAACCGTCTCTCCGACTCGCTTGTTTCTTCCAATTGGCTTGAGATTCTGGCGAACCAAGAGTCCCGTGGTTGGATCTACATATTCTCTTGCTATTGTGAGTGCATCTTTGCCCGCGCTAGTTCCACCAATGCTGGTCACATCATAGTATGGATCACCGCTCACGGTTCCGCGCTCTTGTATGAGTGTGGTCTGCGCTGGCTCGTCATCTGGCCTGACGTCTTCAAGGACAAACGACTGTACGTCTGTGCTTTTGACTCCACCTGACTTGATCTTTGAGATCTCGCCACTGGATTGAACGAAGTCAAAGCTCACAGTTGGCGCAGAGTAGTACTTCTTGACGGACTGTTTCGAGCCAGGATACTTGGGATTTATGATGTAACCCACGACGTCCATCGTGAAAGATGCACGGACAATCCTCTCATCTTCTGAGAAGTTGTCAAAGTTGTTCCCAGAGCTGACGCCAGAGTTGAGATACGCCACGAAGTAGTATCCCTTCGGAGACTCGATCCTGAAGGTCTGCACCTGGTTGGTGTGACCAGAGCTCAGGAACACCGTGAGTAGGTCGTTCATCTGCTGCGTGTACTGGGTCCAGATGCTTATCTCGTAGGTCACGAGGAAGTACCTTGGCGCTGGAATCGTTATAATCTCATAGATTCCGCGCTCAGTGTTGTTGGTGATGCTGGGCGCTGTGGCGTTGGTGGGAATCCTGCGGCGAGTGGCCACTGTCCCTGGCAGAGCGCCGGCACCATCTGGTAAGCCGCTGATCTGCGAGATGTAGTTTGCGCTGGTGGCTCTCTCTGGCTCGTTCTGGATTCTTTCCTTGTTTATCAATCTCTGGTACTCAGGATCCTTCTCAGAGATTCGCCGTTTGATCACGATCTCATTTTGCTGATTTGTACCCATCCCGCGGGAGATGTCCTTCTCGATGCCACTGCGTGTTATAGAAATCACAGGAAGCACAAGGGTGCCAGACTTGTCTCTCAGGGGGAGTTTGCGCCGCAGCAAGGCAAATCTTTCTCCAGTGGCAAACACCACCGGGACTCTCTTTGTCTCTCCCTGCTTCTCGTACTGGAGCTCTAGGTCTCGGTCAAAGAGATTAAACATTGCTCTGTCAACATCTTCGACAGAGCATGAGGGTATGACAATCTCGCCATTGAGAGAGTTCTCTGGCGTGATCCTTTCTGCGCCCGTCTGGTGCTTAGTCGACATCAGTTAACCTCATCATCATAGAAGGACGATGAGAAACCACCGTCATCACCTCTCGGAGAGACTTCGCGTGGACCATCTTCTGGTAGGTCGAGCTTGCCCTGATCGATGAGCTTCCTCTTGTCAGCCGTCTTACCAAGCGAGTTCTCCTCGAAACCTCTCTGCTGTACGAATGTGTCCTGGACGGCATCCGGATCTGTGAAGATCTGTTCCGTTGGTCCTTTCGGCTTCCGATCGATAATTCCCTTACGGGCTTGCTTGAGCTCCAGCTTGAATCCGATAGGGTACTCAACCTGTCCAAACGCAATCTGGTCGATGTTGATCTTCAGTATCTCGTAGAAGAACTGTCCGAAGCTCAGGAAGTCTCCCTCTTGCGGTTCGACCTCCTTATCGAGGAGGTCAGAGTACTGCATATATGCGGTCGCAGACCTGAACTGGTCAACACCGAAGTTTGTCGTTGAGGTCTCTGGGTCTTGCCACTCCACTCTGGCATCGAGCTCGATGGGCTCGTTGAAGACCTTCTCGATCGCCTCTTCATACACGTCATGCACCTCAGAGACATCTTCCCGGACGTGGTAGTAGTAGACCTTCTGGCCAACCACGTCCTTGATGATTTCCTTGGTGATGTCCGAGATGAAATCAATCTCTCTCGGGGTGATGAAGAGTCTTGCCATGGGTTATCCTATCACGATGCATTTGCCCATCGGGACTGGCACAGATTTGAGAACCTTCATCAGGTTGTCAACCTTGCTAGCCTCGGTCTCAAGCATCTTGTCATACGTCATGGTGTCGAGAAGCTCCTTGAGCTGGGTGTACATCTTCTCCTTGTCTTCCCTGGCCTGACTGATCAGGTCAGTGCCGTTGAGCTGGAGATCTCCTCCAGGGATCGGCACAGTTCCGAACTTGCTTCTGACAAGTCCGAGGATCTCTCTCGACAGAGCCAGTGTGTACTCTCTGATCCACTGTCTTCCGATGGAGTTGATGAATTTGTACTGTATGTTGCCAAACGAGACGGTGGCGAGGCTGTTAGTGCCATAGATTGTCGGGTCATTGAAGGCAGCCTCGTCTGGCTTGCTCTGGAATCCCACCCTGAACCAGAGCTTTGGTGGGATATCTTGCGTAGGTGTCGGGAAGATCCTGATCTGAGTTCCGCTGGTCCGATAAGAGTAGTTTGAGCGCCTGACCCTGTTGGAGAGACCGAGCTGGCCACCGCGCAGGACGTCCTCGAACGTCGGGAGGACGTAGAACACGGTCTCAGGGGTGAACGACTCAAAGCTGAACTCATTGTTCAGGTAGTTGATCGCTGATGTGGTGTCGAAGAATCGATACGCAGCCTGTGGAGAGAAGTGAAAGATCTCATAGATCTTCATCTTGCCACCCGGGTTCATGCTGGAGCTGAATATCTTGTTTCCGTCTCCATCGACAAGATTCTCGTAGATGTCGTAATCCTGGATGTTCTTCGAAAGCTGTATTGATCCAGAGATTGTGTTGTGGACCCCGCCGCCGATTGCCGCCTCCTGGGCGTAAGGCTGAGATAGGCGCAAGAAGAAGTCCAGGGACTGGTGGAGGTACTTGTGCTGGTGATTGCTTCCTGTCGGAGTTCCCATGAGCGTCGCCATCTGGGACTTGGCCTGGTACTCATTGATGATCTTACCATATTCCAGCGTGGCCTCTTCAAAGCAGGCCCAGATCTGCTTCTTGGTGAGCTCGACGCTGAGTATGTCATCTCCAAGCTTACGCTTAACAAACTTCACCAGGCCATCAGCCTCGCTCTGGAAATCTGCATCAGAGTCAAAGAAGCCGAACGGCGTAGGTGAGAGAGTCTGGTAGAACATTGATGACATGAAAGCCCCGTTAGCCTATAGTCTTATGTATGCACACGAGACGCTGGCTAACGGGGCTTGGGTTTGTTGATCGTTAGTTTATCGACCGCGACCGATGAAATTGCTTACGCGGGCTTCAAGCGCTGCTAGCGCACTTGCAAGTCCAGAGCTATCAGCTGGTGCGGCCACCTTGAGAGCATCGAGTGTCTTCGCCAGATCATCGAGCTTTGCCTCTACAAGGGCCAAACGCTTCTCGACAGCTCCGAGGTCAACGGTGGCATCAGTTGCAGCCGTGGTGGCAACGGCGGTCTCAACAGGGCTCTCAGTGGCTGGGGTAGTAACAGTGTTCTTTGCCATTTTTCCTCCTGGCAGATATTATCGAGGCTCCAGGAAACTTAAAGGATTCCTGGAGCCTGCGAAGATTTGATCTATCAGGTGCCGCCGACGGTGAGGGAGCCGCTTGACGCCATGATGAGGTAGCTCTTGCCGTCTGAGACTAGCGCCACAGATGAGCCGAGAATGTTGTTGAGCGTGAGCTTGCTGCCGATCTTGCCGTCCGCTGCGTCTGTGAACACCTTGGTTCCGACAGCCTCAGCCGAGCCAGTCAGAGAGTAGGCGTGGGCAGAACCAGCCCTGATAATGAACATCGAGCCGGGATATGCTGACGCCAGAGGCATCGAGCCAGTTGCTGCTCCGCCAGCGTTGAACAGGTAGACACCTGGTGCTGAGACCGTGGCGTCACCGCCGTTCGAGGCTGTGCTGAGAGCCTGGACTGGAGAGAACGGCATCGTCTCAAACTGAATACCAGAACCGGACTCCTGGACGAGTCCCCTTGCTGCATCATAAGTTACTTTTGGCATGTGATCCTCCTTTGCTCCGAATGCTTCCAATCCCCCGTCGGTGTCAGGTGATCACTGGATTGGGCTTGTCATTACATATACCACAAAAACTGAATCGACCACCCGAAGGTGGCCGACCAGTGCCTGGAGGCTAGAACATCAGATGATGTTCATGTCTGTGCAGGTGACCGTGCCGTAGAAGTCGGAGCGGACCATCTTCTTGCCGTACCTGGTCATGACGCCCTTACGCGGGGTGAAGTCTTCCGGAGCAAAGATCGTCGGGGTGACGATGAGCGGGACGTACGGAGCGTAGACGTATCCAGTCTCCAGGTAGCTTCCGCCCTTGTAACCGACGAGGATCTTGTTACGCGGGAAGTACGGGTCCTTGTAGACCGTGAAGCGGTTCGAGAGGGTACCAACCTTCTCTGCGCCGATGGTGAACGGAGCGCCGACCTGGCCGGAGCCGTCGATGCTGTAGTTCGGGCGGTAGAGGACGGAGGCCTCAAGAACCGTGGCGACCTCAGGGGAGACCACGATGAAGTTCGCCGAGCCGCGCAGGGTCAACCTGTGGATCTCGTTGGCGACGTCGATGATCGTCTCGGTGAGGGTCTCGTACCACTCGCGGACCGTACCGGTGAACGCCGGACCCGGATTGAGCGTGTTGCCACGGGCAATCTCAGCGCCGGTGCGCTTGTTGAGGAACTTGCCTGGGCTGCGCGACCAGAAGAAGTTCGTCTTGGCGCCGGTGACGAGGTCGTTGAGGACCTCGCGGTCAATCTCAAGCGCGATCTGCTCGGAGAGGATCTGGGTGAGCTCAACCTCAGCATCCAGCGAGTGGTATGCATTGAGGTCCTGCGCCAGTTCCGGGGACCAACGAGCACGGAGCTTGCGGGTCTGAGCGGTGACTGCGATCGACTCGATCTTGATGTCGATTTCCGGGATCGTGGGGTTGGCCGCGCCGGTGCTGAACGTCGATTCGAAGGCCGGGATCGTGATCGCGGAACCATCGGTCGAGTTAGCGCTGAACTGGTCACCGACAACGAAGTCGACCTTGAAGTTCGAGCTCATGTCTACCTGGCTGAGCGCACCGGAAACAACCATCTTCACAACCGTGGTGGAAGCGGAGAGGGGTGCAAGGGGGTTCGCTGTGAAGACGCCACCCGAGTAGGTGCCGAGCTCGTTAAGGCGACGGACGTTGTAGACGCCGATGCCCTGCTGGAGGTCGCCGCTGATCGGCGCGAGGCCGATCTGGGCGCCAATCGTCGCAGTTGACGAGACGAGTGCCACGTCCTTGATCATCGTACCGTCGCAGTTGTTGAGACCAGCTGTCGGGTAGATCACGAAGGAGTAGACGCCGTCACCAGTCGAAGCGCCTGCGCCAGCCGAGTTGTTCTCGATCGCGTTGGTGACCTGGGGATCGAATCCGAGGAGACGACCGTCAGTACCAGTGGCGAAGGCCACGGTGCCGGCAGTGATCGTGTTCGTACCACGGTATGCACCGCGAGCGCCGTTGGTGCCAACGTTGTTAACGCCAGTGACCGAGCTGCGGACCCTGGAGTAGCCAGAGCCGGCGAGGTCGTACTGACCACCGACCGCGAGAGATCCGCTCTGGATGCCCTTGCCTGTCGGTGAGGTGTAGATCGATGAGCCAGTGGCGTAGACCGCTGAGCCGGCGTCCAGTCCACCCTGGTTGGTACCATAGGTGTAGTCCATGTAGAACAGGAGGCCTGACGGGAGGCTCATCGGCTGGATCGAGACGAGCTCGTTGGCGATGAGTCCGCCGAACACCCTACGGACGATCGGGAACGCGACGTTCTGGAATCCACGGATATCACCGGAGTCAGAGGCGCTAGCGCCACCAGTTCCGAGTGAGTTCACCTCGCGGAGGACCTGGGCAGCCTGGTTCTCCAGGAGGGTTGCCATATTCTCGCGGCCAGTGCCCTCGAGACCACGGAGGAGGCCTGTGCGGCTCCACTTCTCTACCAGGTGACGGTTCTGGGAGCCAACGTGGCGCTGGCGAATCCCCTCAGTCAGCTGGTCTAATGAAAACTTAGACATGATTTTTATTCTCCTGATTGGGTTATAGATTCGAGATCACTCGCCGCCGTTTCTGATGCCGGCGAGGGTTGCCCAGCGGTCCACCTCAACACCACTATTGGCCGGAGCACCGGACCGGGTTGATCTGGAAGAAGATGCGAGCAGTCTGTTGTTGCTCTCGGTTAGAGAGCCACTTGTTGACGACTTACGGAGTGAGGAGCTGAGGCTCTCATAGAGAAGCTTCGCCTCACGGATTGTCTTGGCGCCGTCGAGCGCCTCGACCACAGCGCGCTGCTGGTTGTTCGAAAGCTCACGATTCTGCATGAGCTTATTTGCGAACAGCAACTTCGCGTTGAAAAGGTTCATTTCAGAGATCTGACGCTTGAGCTTGTCAGCCGCCGCCTCAGCAACCTGGGCGCGACGCTCAGCGGAGGCGGTACGACGGCGCGACTCAGAAGCCATCTTCTTCGGCACCGGTGCATCACCGATCTCATCGACTAGGGCGTTGAGTAGGGTGTCCTCGTCAACGTCCACAAACATCTCATCGCCGACCTCACCACCACCGAATGAACCGGCGGCGGCGACGGCCTCGCCCTCATAGAGGCGACGGCCACGGCGGGAAACTGGACGACGGCTCTCGCGAAGATTGCGGAGGCGACCGAGCTCACGGCGGATCATGGACTCGTCGATCTCGTAGACCTTCTCGTCCTCGGCTGCCTCATCCTCGGCCTCCATCATGTCACCGTCATCGCACTCATCAACCTCGTCCTCAGAGGCGCCTTCCATGAGGCCCATGGCGCGGAGAGCACGAGCGCGAGTCTCGTTCTTCTTCTTTGCCTCGTCCTTCTTCTTCTTGGCCTCATTCTTCTTCTTGTCGGCTTCCTTCTTCTTCTTGGTCTCAGCCTTCTTCTTGTCAGACTCGTTGGTCTTCTTCTTGCGGGCTTCGACAAGAGCGCGGGTGGCACGGCGGACAGCCTCCTCGACCGTCTCCTCCTCACCGCCTTCCTCTTCCTCTTCGCCACCCTCTTCATCAGAGGCCGAGACTTCCATTCCGACCGCGCCGGCAAGCTGCTCGATGGCGGACTTCACGGCGTCGACGTCGACGTCACCGCCCTCGTCGCCCATGTCCTCATCGCCGCCCTCGTCGTCTCCGAGGTCGAGCTCGTCGCCGCCCTCTTCGTCGTCGGCCTCGTACATCTCGTCGTGCATTCCCTCGTCGTGCATTCCAGTCTCACCGACCATCTCCAAGAAAAGCTTCTTGAAGGCCGCTGTGTCTCTTCTGTTAGCCATGTTCTTAATCTCCAAAAGTGTTGCGTCCAAAAGTCTCTTGAGCCTAGAGCCTCTCGACTCTGTCATAACTATATTGCTGCCGAGCAAAGTTGCCGCCTCGTGCAACAGCCTCCCATAGTATAGGATTGCCGTCTTGCGCTCAGTGGCTGATACATTCCGGAGGTCAACTCCCTTGAGTGCCTCCTGCAGGTTTATTGCCTTGCCCGCTAACTTGAGGATTCGAGACTTCGCCGCAGACCTGTTTAGGCTCTCCTTATTCAGGATCAGGTTCCTTCTGGACTTGTCACCCTCGAGATTGAGATTGAGATCACCCTGCACGGAGATCGAGAGCTTGGAGCTCGGATCTGACATTGCGGGTGTGGCTAGGCTGGAGAGGTCAATTGACTCTCCGCCAGTTGTGTCTGGCTCAGGCGACGCCTCATCGGGCATCTCCATGTCCATGGAATCACTACCTTCTGAGTCCTCTTCCTCACCGACCAGCTCAGCCTCAATCAGGCGCTGGATCCTCGGCGTGACGGCCTCAAGGATTTTGTTCTTTGCGTTATTCTCAGCGAGCTCTCTAAGCTGCCTGGCTTCGATAACTGCTTCCTGGAATATGTTGATGCTCATTCCTTCCTCAGATGATTGCTCAAGATTATCTATTACGATCCAGCAGAGACTTCCTACGCTATCTGCGATTCTGCGATGTCACCTTGCGGGTTTTGCGCAAAATGTCATTGAGGTGGTCTTCATCCAGATCTTTTTCCATTATGTCGCTGAGCGAGAGCGGATCATAGTCCTCTTCTTCGAACTGCGGATATGGTGGCTTGGAGAAACCAAGCTTTGTTCCCGTTGGCCTTATCCTGGAGCTGAAGCCGTCAGTGGGCCCCTGAGGATAGACTGGCGCTGTACCGCCGGCAACTGCTTGTCTTCCCTGGTACATCCTTGGAAACGGCACCATGCCTTTTGAGGTGGAGGTCTCAGAGAGCTTGGTTGCCGCGCCGGCGAACGTGAACGGATCGACCTTGTTCTTTGCATAGGGGTCACCAGGATTGTACGTGGAGAGCCTGGAGAGCACCGCCTCGTAGGTCTCATCATCGATCTCATCGGCGGCTTCAGTATCTTCAGCCGGAGACGCTTCGTAGTCGTACTGGTAATACGCGCGAGGGTTATGGAACTTTGCTTTGAGAGTCCCATAACCCAAGTCGGTTTTTGCATCCGCCGCATTGGGGATGTTGTTGATGTGTCCGCGTCCAGAGACAGTGTTGACGCCCTTACTGTCCCTGAAGTAGTGGTTCACGTTATCTTGACCCTGCGGACTTTCCTGACATGTAGTCACCAAGCTTAGACGTGGACTGCTTCTTAGAAGCCTCAGAGGGCGAAGCACCAACGCCAGTTGCAAAGACTCCGTAGGAAGAGTCGGTGGCTGTAGTGCCGTAATCGGCAGGTGCCGCCACCTTGTCTGCGGGGTTTATGCTTCCAGGCCCCGGGGAGACTGGATTCGGCGTCCAAGCAGAGGCTGGTAGGCCAGCGGCGCCTGTCGGGACATCGCCCCAGTCAGGGGCTCCATTCTTGGAGTAGTCCATGTGAACCGTGCTACCAAACAGGCCATTTTCGACGTCTCCGTCAAGAACATTTGTCTGGTAGTACTGGTGCAACTTGCTTTCAAGCCTGTTGGCCGCGATGGTAAGAGGCTCCTCTACGCCAACGGGGCTAGCAGGAAAGCAGCTCTTGAGCACGGCAGTGTCTGATTTTGATAGTGACGTGTCCTTACGGACTACCTCAACTGTTCCCTGTGTTCCTGTTGGCATCTCTTATCTCCTTGTCCTATTCACTAATTAGGCGTTTCTGCGGATCTTGCGACCGAGACGTACCTTGGACTCTGAGATCTTCCTGAGCTGGTTGCGAAGGCGGGCCTCATGGATCTTCAGAGCCTTGTAGTGGTCGATGTCCTTCTCGAGCGTGTCGGCATAGCCGTCCGCGTCGGTCTCATCGGCGTCGACATCTTCAGGGTGCTCCTTTCCGGTCTCGAGGACTTCCATGAGCTTTGCACGCTCTTCAAGAACGATCTTCCTGAGCAGTGCTGGGGTGAGTGATCTTACGTTACGTGACATTTTTACTCCGTGCTAAGCAGCAAGATTACATATTCTGCTGGCGGTAAAACCAACTTCAATACTAGATTGGACCGCCCCTCTTTGGCATAAACGCCAGATTTGCCCAATTGCCGGCGCCCTCAAAGAGGTCTGCAGGATCTGAGTTGGCTACCTTGAGCGTCGCTTGATCCACGCTTCCCTCTCTGAGACTAGCTAGCCCCGGATTCTTCTCAGCCTGGATCATCTGCACCAGCGTGGTATTTGCTGTGTCCGCAAGAATATCGGCGAGTATTGGATCGCTGGTCACTCTTGCAATTGTCTGGGCATGCGTATTTACTTGTGATGCTGGTCCGACCCTAGTGTTCTCAGCCAGCTTCCTGCGGAACTCAGCCTGGTCTGGCATCTTATTTGCCATTGCGGGTCTTGGAAGCGCCTGGCGGGAAGACTTCGATTCAGCAATCTTGGAGCTTGAGCTCACAAGACCTTCGCTCAGGATCTCGACAAGGCACTCCTTGACAATCGACTTGAGCTCATCTCTGGAGAGCTTACTCATCAACCGACTCCGAGAACGCCATTGGAGGCGCTGATCGCAGGCAGAGAGCCTGCTGGGATATTTGTCAGTCCGGCAAGAATGCTAAACGGTACAGCCGATGAGGAGCCAGAGAAGAACAGCGTGGTGCACTTCACCTCTAGTCTCGGTGTGGTCTGACCAGCCTGGACAATGAACTTGTTTCCACCATTGGATCCCGTGAGGGAGAAACCGAAAGCAAGGTTATCTGATACCGCTCTTGTCGCGCTGGTGCCCTGGTTGCTGATCACGACCCAGCGAGCAACATATGGAAATGTGACAGAGGTGATACCATTGGCTGTAGTAACAGATGAAGTCACGTATGGGATTACGGACTGCTGGTACTCAGGAACGTAATTGTGATTGAGATTTGGCCAATTGGTTGACATTACTTCTTCCAGTCCAAGATGTCGTTAAAGATTCGGTCGATCCTATCGGTCTTATTGAAGACTCTGTTCAGGTCTCGACGGGAGACTTCGACTCCCTCTCTCATCATGAAGGCGCCTGGAGTGCTGGGCTCTGATACGAAGTCCCAGCAGATCAGCTGGAAGTCGTCCTGGACGACCTGATAGTCTCCCTCTCTCTTCGTTGATCCTACGCCGCGCGATGAAATACCCAGCGTTACGCCAGACTCAACGAGGCTCTGGAGAATCTTTCCTGACGGAGTGTCGAGGAGCTCTACGGTTCCGTAGCAGACGTCGCCTTCCATGTGGGCTTCCCTGACGATGTGAGAGACATTCTTCAGCTCAACGACAGAAGACTCAGGGTGATCGCACTCTCCAAGTGCGCGGTTCTCCTTGATGAACTTCTGGTAATTTCTGACCTCTCTCTCCAGAATCACTCTCGGGTAGACTCTGCCATTCTGGTTGAGGGTGTCAGACTTCTGAAGGATGCCTCGCATGACGATCTTGCCGCCATTCTTGTCGCGAGATTCCTTGATCTGATTTACTGTGTACTCGAACGGAGCCCAGTCCGTGATGAGCTTTAGGTTATTCTGCATCCTTCGACTCCATTATCTCGTCCTTGAGCTTCGACAGGAGCAGGAACCTAGAGACCTGATCGTCATCGAGAACATTCTCGTTCAGGATCTTGACGCCTGATTCTACCCTGTCGATCTTCTCAAGCAAAACCTTGTTTCCGCACTCTCTCTTGTATTTGGAGAGGCTCTTCTCTGCTGATTCCTTGATCGACTTCATGACTTTCTTAGCCTTCGTGCCATCACCAAAGATGTATGATCGCATCAGCTCAGACTGTTCTTCATTGAGGAGAGCGCCATACTTCTTGTTGAACTTCTCTTGCATGATTCTAAGAGTCAGTTTGTCAGCCTTCGGCTCCTTGCTCAGGTCAGCCACCGACTTCTCCTCCCTCAGCATGCCAAACACCTTGGATTCATACTCGGCAGAAATAGCAATGTCTGGACTTGCGCTTCTCCAAGTGTTTAAGAGGGTCTGGATGGTCGCATATGACTTGTAGGCGTTTACCTTCTGGTCGTAGAAGCTAGACTCATTGACGATGTAGTTCACGTCCTTGATGAGCAGGGATTTCTCCCTCTCTAGCTTCATTGGGTCATGATTGCGCGCCGCCTTCATGGACTCTTCCAAAATCCTCGTTGCCAGGGAATCAGAAGGCACTGTGGTTTTTATGAGAGCGTTGAAGAGTCGGAACTCTTTGTACAGCTCAGTTCCCTGCTTGAAGTGCTTCTTTATGATGCCCTTGATCGACTCGACCTTGGCCATATCATTCTCAACGATCGCGTTGGACATCGACAGCAATAGCTGTTCATAGATTATGCCAACATTCCGCTTCTTGTTGTGCTTAGCCATTGTCACTCTCTTTGTTTTCCTCAAAGTCTACTTCGAAATCGTTCTCTTCCCCTTCGGCAAGGACTCCTCTCGTTCTTATATCTATACTTCCCCTGAGCTGATTGAGCATCGTTAGGGCTGCGCGATCAAGTCTAGGCCTTTCTGTTGGGGCATCTGCTTTCGCAAATTGCTTTGAGAGTTCGCCTTCAAGCGACTCAGAGAAGGGATTCTTCATAATGTCGTCGCCGAACGGCTTGTTGATTGAGTTTCTACTGCGTGTGTTCCTACCTGCACCGGTCATACTGGCAAAATCTGGCATATGGGTCTTTGCGGGACCGCCACTCTTTTTCCTAGACTTAGCCATCGGCTCATTCCAGATGTTCTTGACCATCCTGTCGACCTTCACCGGAGCATCAGCGTCCTTGATGGACATAGGGATCACGACATCGTCGTCATCTTCCTCATCAAGATTGTCCTCGTCGTTGTCGGCTTCCTTAAATCTCGACCTTCCAGAGGGCTTGATTGGTCCTCCAGATAGGACTGTGCCACGCTTTCTGTCGCCTGCAAAGAGTCCGCCAGCCGCCTCGCCACCGCCAGCATCTCCTCCGCCAGTATCGCCACCAGCCGGAGCGGCTCCGCCACCAGCATCGCCACCCGCGGTGCCGGCGCTCTCAACTCCAGCGTCGTTTACCTTGTCCTTCTTGCGACCATCTTCGATTTCGTTGATCTCATCATCGGTGAAGCCCATGATGTTCTTACGGATCCACTTCCTGTCGACCAAACCCTCAGGAGCCTTACCCGCGATGTCAAATCTGGTGCTGATGAGCTCAAGCTTTTGCTGCTGGGCAACAGAAGATGGGTTACTGAGCTTCAATTCAAAGTCTACAAGCTGCTCACCCTCAAATCCGTGCGCATAGAGGTGAACCATGGCAATCTTGTTGAGCTCTGCGATTATCGTCTTCTGGATTCTCGTGATCGTCCTTGAAAACCTGATGTCTTCCTGTGCCAGAGTTGCCTTCGAGCTCAACATTTCGTCGTAGCCGAGGTAAGCCTTCGGGACTTTTAGAGCCGAGAACAACTTCTTCTGGATGTACTCAACGTCTTCGATCGCTGTCGTGTTCTGACCGCCGGCAAGTGTGTCAATTTTTGTGCCCGAGTCACCACCGCGGACCGGAATGAAGTAGTCCTCGTCAACTGACATGGGATTGAAGCGGAGGTCGACCCTTCCGTCCTGCTTGTTTACCACTGGAGAGCGCTTCAGGGAGTTCTTTGCCTGCTCGAGGTACTCAGGAACGTTCTCTGGAGGCACATTTCCAACATCGATGTAGAATACTCGGCGCTCAGGAGACCTGATGACGCGGTACACAAGCATCGCGTCCTCGATCAGGATCAGCTGGCGCCATATTCTCCTGGCAGACTCAAGGACTGATGAACCGTAGGGCAAAAATGCATCATTTCCAAGCAGTCTGAAGTGCGTGACCTGCCAGTTCTCAAGCGTCTGGTTGCCCTGCGTCATCCACTTGAACCTGACAGCCGTCGGATCCTTCGGATCGAACCCCTCTTCCCTCTCGATCTCAGAAATTGGGATCGGGTAGGCTCCGATGACGCCGTACTCAGGCGAGACGTCATTAAACACGAAGAAGTCTCCGTACTTGCAGAGATTTCTGACCCACATCGGGAGGTTGAAGTTGACGTTGAGTGTGTCTATGAACAGAGTGTCGAGGAGTTCCTTGACCTTCCTGTTGTCAGAGTGCACGTGGAGGATTGTTCCCCTCTCATCGCTGCTTGCGCTCTCTTCAGCGTAAATGTCAAGCGCGCTGGCTATCTCCGGAGTGGATTCCATCTCCGAGAAGTCAGAGTACCTCGACATGCGGTCGAATGAGCCATATGCGCTCATTGTGCTGGTGTAAACATCACTGTGAGCACGTCTAAATGCTTGTAGTGAGCTGGTACCAGGACCGGTCTTTGAGTTAAAGTCCTTGACGCGACGCTTGATAGTCGGTCCAGACCTGAATAGTTGTGTGAGCTTCCTAAAAAGCCCAGCTTGATTGTCTGCCATCAACCCACTCTAATGATGTAAATATCACCACAGACGGCTAGACATAAACTACTATGACCAAAGCCACCTGAAATCGACGGGGCCGACCGGTGCCCTCGTTCCGCTGTCTGGACCTGGGACTCCTAGCTCACCAGACCATACAACGGGCTTTCCAGCCTTCGCAGCGTGCGAGAGGAATGGATCAAGAGCCTCACCTGTCCCGCCACGGTTGACGGACATAGCTTTGAGAATCGCCATATTGATGTCGACAGCCTGCTTGTTGTGTGGAGTGACCTCAAACAGCCAGACTCCAATAGCAAGGGACATGACAAGGTCATCATTCTTGTCTTTCATGGCCTGAGCCTTGTTGTTCTTCCAGATGAAGGTCTTCATCTCGTCATAGAGCCTCGATGAGTAGCTCCTGATGTTCTTATTTCTCACAATCTCTTCGAGTTTCGTGAGAATCTTTGCGCGAGATGGACCCTGAGTAGAGAATCCTGCCTTCGATATCGACCCGTCACCGTACATGAAGGCATAGCGGTCACTCTGCTTCTCAAAGTACAGGTTAGGGTACCTGAGCTCTGACAATTTCATCAGCAGAGCATATCCGTATGTGTTGCTCTCTGGACAGAGAAGCGCCTTATTGTATCGCAGCGCAGCCTCATTTAGCACGATTGCGAACTGGTCAGGTGGAGACTTTCCCTTGAACTCTGCCACAATCTCAGACTCATTGGTGTCTATGACATGGAAAGTCGAGTAGTCAGCGCCATCTCCTCGAGCCACGTCGGCGGAAACTATGTAGGAGTGGCCAGGCATCGGGTATTTCCAGACCCAGACTCCCATCTCTGGACCCCACTTCTCTATCGGGTTCCTAATCAGAGATCTGAGATACTCGATATCATCGATCGTGAGGAAAGTGTCACCTGATGCGGAGAAGTCGCACAGGAGTTCCTGTGCGACCTGTTGCTGGGTCAGGTTCTTTGACTCTTTCTCAAACCAAGCCTCATCACGCTCAGGATGGACGTCCCATGGGAGCTTTATCGGGTGGAATTCGTTCTCACCGGACTCAGCCTTGACGTACAGGTCATAGTACTGGCCTCCGACACCGTTCGGAGTGGAGAGGATGATCGCACGACCACCGGTAGATAGCGTGGGGTAGAGACCCATCCACAGAGTGTCGAAGTCTCTAACGAATGCAGCCTCGTCAACGATCAGGAGTGACAGTGCTTCAGAACGACCTGCGTCTTCTGACGTCGGGATCGCCTTGATGGAGGAGCCATTCCCAAACTCTATCGCCTGCTTGTTGTCTCCAACCACGTCCGTCATGACAAGCCAGGGCGGAAGAGCCCTAATTGCCGTCTTGACCTTCTTGATGAAGTTCATTGCGACAGAGAGCTTGGTCGCAATGACCAGGATGTTCTTGTCCTTGTAGAACAGCGCTTGCCACACGGCATAACCGGCGACAAGGGTCGATAGACCCAGCTGTCTGGACTTCAGAACAATGTTGAAGCGATGGTCAATGAAGTCCTTGACGCAATCATCCTGGAATGGGAACGTCTTGAACGGTATCGTTCCTTTCGTGGGGTGCTGGATCTTGACGTACTTGTTCAGAAAGTAGACTGGATCCTTGCCGCACCTGATTATCTCTTCGATCTGCTTCTTTTTCTGAAGTGGGGTGGTCAAGGATCACCCCAGGTCGTAGACGAACTTTCTCTTGTAGAGGACCACCTTGCGCGGGCTGTTGTATGACGCCTGCACAAACTCTACGGCATCAGACATACCAGGATTTGCCAACTTGATGTTCTGCCCAGACCTTTCTTTGTACGCGAGCTTCACCTCTGCGATCAGGGAATCCACTCTCTGGTTGGCCTGGTCAGCCAGCATCGGTATGTTCTGCTGGATCGACCTCTCGCCAGGGAGATACGCCATCGTATTGTAGTTTATGATCAGCCTGTTTCCAGCAATGTGCGGCTTGATCCCATAGGTCCCGTCGTTTGACGAAGCCTTTCCAAAGTCAGAGTTGATTATCTCTCCGAGCAGATTTACCTGTTGCATGCTTAGCATGGTGAAGTCCTCAGCAGATAACTAGGAACCTGCTTGCGTTTTTTCCTGATCCCCTCTAATTCATCTCCCGTTGGGCGCCAACCAGACATCCACTTGGATTTGTTGGGATATGCGACCTCGATCTCACACAGTCTGCAGCATCCATAAGAGCTCTGCGCGAGCATGTCATTCCTGTCGCGAAGAAGGATCTTGCACACGGGGCATGCAAGGGGATTCCTGTTCGAGAGCTTGTTCTCCACGACAATCTTGACGTTCCCAACTTCTACTATCTTTCTGCTTTCACTCATAGTGCACTCTGGAGTCCTTGCCGTTGCTGGTGATCTCCACAAAGTTGTCAACAGCATCCTTGACGGCATCGACATGGGAGATCACGAATATCACTCGGAACCACCGCTTGAGGCTCTGGAGCATCCTGTTACAGGCCTCGACATTCATCTCATCAAGGGCACCGAAGCCCTCATCAATGATGAGCATGTCGCTCTTTGGCAGGGAGGAGACATTGATGAGCGCGACACGGATCGCAAGAGATGCCATCATCTTCTCCATGCCTGAAGCGCACTCGATGATCCGCCTGGAGTCGCCGTAGTTGATGAAGACATCCATGGAGTTGGACTGGTGGTCCGCCTCTAGCTCAACTGTGAAACCGACCACACCCTGGAGGATCTTTGAGATCTCTGAGTTGATCTTGGGCAGCTCGCTTGACAGGACCTGGAGCGGGATTCCGCGCTTGTTGGTCGCAACGACAATGTTCTCAAACACTGTCCACTCAGAGATCAGGCGCTGGTACTCTTTCTGCTCCTTCTCAAGCTGAGCAATGTTCGAGGTGGTGAGGCCTATCTTCTCACTGAGGCTGACCCTCTGCTGGTCACCATTGCGAAGGGCATCATCAAGGGATGCCAGCTCCTTCTTCAGAGAGCTTACCTCGCTGGTCTCACCGACGTCCACAACGGAGTTCTTGGCGACAAGTAGATTGTCATCCAGGCGGGCCACTTCCTTCTTTGCGTCGTCAAGCTCCCTGGTGATCCGCACCTTTGCGCTCTCAAGGTTGGCGACAGAGACCTTTGTCGCATTCTCCTGGTCGAGGACCTTCTGGTACTTCTCTATCTTCTCGCCATAGTTCTCTTCAGAGATCTTCTTCAGCGTCTTTCTGATCGCATTGAGACCATCCTTGAGCTGGTCGCACTTTGCTACCTGGTCGTCAAGCGTCAGCTTGTTCTTGTGCGAGTCCTTGATGAACTTGCATGTAGGAAAGCCATCTCCACAAGGCACTTGCTCAAGCAGCTTGACTGACTTCTGCTGGCTTGAGAGCTCAATCTTTTCTCTCTCAAGTTCGTGCTCAAGCTTCAGTATCGACCTCTCGAGGTCGTTCTGCTCTGCAAGCTTTGCCTTCAGCTCCTCGATGGGAAACTGGCTCTTGATCGCAGAGATCTTCGTGAGCCTTTCCTTGGCGGCGGATATGTCAGAATCACACTTGGCAAGATTCTGTGTCAATTGGTCTTGAAGCGCCTTGGCGTTATCAAGAGCTCGCTGGATCCTCTCCACATCCTCTTTGGTAACAAGCTTGTCTGCTCCAAGATCAGCAGACTTCTTCTTCAAGACTTCAATTCTGGACTTTGTGCTCTCCAGCTGAGACTCTACGTCCGCGCGTTCGTTCTTGAGGGACGCCAGCTCAGACTTCTTCTCGGAGATTGTAACATTCCAGTCGCGCTGCGGCATTCTATCAATGAGCGCCTTTGTCGGCAGTGACTCATTCTTTGCCATGTCGCAGATCTTGTCAAAGATGTCGAGGTCTAAGAAGTTTGCCAGAGTGCTCTTTCTGAACGTGGACTTCTGCTTAATGAAGTTGTTCATCTCGCCCTGGCTCGCGAAAGAAGTCAGCAGGAAATCTTCCTTTGTGCCGATGAGCTCCTGCATCAGGACATCGGTGTCTCGGCGCTGCTCACCACTCACGTCCTTGAGGCTTCCGTTTGGAAGGATCTGAAAGATGTTGGCGTGCGTCTTACCTGATACCTCTCCAGACTTATTCTGATTCTTGACGGTCTGGCGCTCAAGTCGGTACTGCTGGCCATTGACGGTGAAGTCCAGCTCCACTGAGCAGTGGCTCTTTCGAGTGTTGATCACGTGGAGGTTCTTGACGATGCCACGGTCATTGGAGTTGTAGAGACCGTACATCATTGTGCCAGGAATCGAGGACTTTCCAATCCTGTTCTTTCCAAAGAGGCCGATCACTCCGCTGAGACCATCAAAGTTGATGTAGTTCTCTTTGCCGTATCCAAACGTGTTATCGAACTTCATGGAATTCACAGACCACTTGACGTTTCTGACCGGATCAGACTTTCCAATCTCGTCGCAGTACTTTGTGACCTTTCCAGAGATCTTCTCCCAGGTCTCTTCACTAATCTGCTTGTTGCTATAGAACTGCTTGATGAGCTCCAAGATGTTGGCAGGATTGTGATAGTTGTGATCTTCAGTCGATATCGTCTCAGTGTCAACTGATCCGGCCTGGAGATCGTTATCGAACTTAAACACGATCTCAGACGCGTTCTTCTGCTCCTTGAGTTCAGAGTAGAGCAGCTTGATCTCAGCCTGGGGAAGGGCATCGGTGTGCCGCACCCTGAACCTCGATCGGTTAGGGAACTGGAGGGCGTGGCGAGCTGTCTCCATGACAGAGCCCTGCCAGTCGATGGTGATGAACGGAGAGGGGTTCTTGACTGGAATGAACTTCGAGCTGTAGCTGTCCTTCGAGCTGATCTGCCAGTACAGGAATCCCTTCTCGAGGTCTTCACCATAGTTCTGCTGGAGCGTGGAGCCTGGGTAAGCGATCCTCTTTGCTGAATCAAGATACTGGAACTTGTGAATGTCCCCCAGGAAACCGAAGTCGAAACCTTCGAACAGGTTGTTCTCAACCTCGCCCTCGATTTCGTACTCGCTGTCGATCTGAGAACCTCGAACTGCGCCGTGGAAGAGCGCAATGTTGATCTCTCCCGGCACAGGCTTGACGTCTGCCCACCCTTCTTCATCAAAGCAAGAGAGGACGCACCAGTTGTAGCCTGGAACGCCAGTCGGGTAGACTCCAGACTTCTTGTACAGCGTGAGCCGTGGATTGTTCAGAGCGTTGATCAGCGGACTGATCGCATCTTGGCGGTCCTTGTTGGTGATGAGACCGTCATGGTTTCCCAAGATGATGTGCGTGGGTGCAATCTCTGAGAGCTTGGAGAACCACCAGACAAGAATATCGACAAGCTCTGGCGAGATTCCCTGCGTCTTAGAGTGGACAACGTCACCACCGACCATGATGACGTCAGGCTTGAGATCCTTCGCCTTCAGGAAGAAGTCCTCAAACGCCTCTCGGTACTCATCGTGCCTGGACAGGCCTCGAAAGTGGATGTCAGAGAGGTGTACGCAGCTAAATGACTTCATGTTTCTCCGATTAGATGAGCGAGCCGCTTCTTATCTTAGTGAAGAGGTGATGGAGGCGATCTTCAGGGGACCAAATCTTGGCCGCCTCTTTCCTAGCAAGGAACTCCTGCTTGGACATCTCGCCGACATCCTTAAAGGGCTCCACGTTCATAACTCTAACTCTAATTCCATATGAATACAGACGGGAGCAGACTTTTTCTGACTTGTCCCTTGCGTCAGGATCCAGTGCCAGGACGACTGGAGTCATGTTTGTTACTATCTTTCTAAAGAGCTCATAGCCCTCGTTGAGTCCAGATCCGAGAAGGGTCACTGCGTTCCTGTCGCACTTGACTAAGTCAAATGGCCCTTCGACGATTGTGAGCTCTTTCTTCCAGTCGATGTTGATCTCGTTGAAGATGAGGCCCTTCTTCTCCGCCTTGGAGTTCATGTACTTGTACTTGCTTTCAGGATCGATGGATCTGGCAGTGATGTAGTTGAGCTCTCCCTCAGAATCAAATGAGGGCATGATCACTCTACGTCGGTACTTTCCAGAAGAACAAGCGCCGAGCTTGAAGTACCAGATATCACGCTCTGTCAAGCCTCTTGACAGGCAATACTCTCTAGATGCCTGTATGTCTGGATCGAGGCTGTCGGCTGCCGGACCGAGCGGCACAAAGTCGCTTGGCAGCTCAACCTTCTCCTTGACTTCTTCGGCTAGAACGCTGTCATAGTCTCCCGATTCGAATATCCGGAGGTACATGTCAAGCTTATCTGGCGCATACTTCTTGACAGTATACGTAAGCGTCTTGCCCTTGAGTTCACAGACCCAACAGTGGTGAAGTCCATTCTCAAGCTGGATGATGAGCTTCTTCTTATCGGGATTGTCTTTCGAGCACTTTGGACAGGCGACGGCGACCGCGCCTTTGTTTACTACTCCTGGACCAAAAATGGAAGTGATGAAATGCAGTTTGGCTTCGAGATTTACTTCCATACGCTAATTTACATCTACAGACTTCCGTTGTTCAAGCCCTGCGACCGCGATCACAATTGAGTCAGCAATGTCGAAGTGGTGGGTCTCGATTACCATCTGACCCTTCTTCTTGCCAGTCTTCACGGCTCTCGATGTAGGAGTGTAGCCAAACTTGGCGGTGGCCCACTCAAGCACCTGCTCCTTGGTGTCACGGGTCCTGTCTATCTTGAGGGAGACCAGCTTCCGCGCTGCCGTGACATTGATGTACTCTGGAACGATGCCCAGCTCCAGAAACACTATGTACGATGCCACGCCGTTGAATCTGGCCAGAGTGAGGAGCGTTCCAGCAGATGAGAGACCCGGCCTGAATCCCTGCAGGTTCTCCTCGATGTAGACAGCGCTTATGTGCTGTTTAGTGACCTTGCACTGGCGAAGCCACTGGCTGAGCTGTATCCTGAAGCTGTTCGCCTTCTGGAACATGTCGTCTCCACCAGGCTTTATTGCCATCGTGTGGAGCAGTTCTCCATCGCTCGATATGATGGAAGCACCTGTGCAAGAAGTCGATATGTCTAGACCTAGAATCATGTTCAAAGGTATCTTGCAGGAACTGATTAGAAATCGAACTTGAGCCTGAACATGTACTTGTCGTTCTGCTTCTTCACCGCTGGCTGAGCCAAGTTTGCTCTTGCGATGACGTTCAAGTTCTCATCGTGTATCAGAAGACCAGATATCACAGTGTAGTTCGTGTCCGTGTCGGAGGCGTTGGCTGATGGTGTGGCTGTCACAAATGAGGGATTCGACGAGGAGTTTATCATGCCTGGCATCGAGAGAGCATTGAGCTCCAGTATGTGGAGGTTCTGAACTCCTTCGAACGATACCTCGAACTCGTCCTTCCCAAAGTGCAGTATGTTTGGTGACTTGACCACTATCAAGCCCTCATCATACAGCACGTTTCCTACCGAAGACCACTTGGCAGATTCCGTGTTGCTGTCAGCCCTGAACAGGTTGCCGTACCCATCGTCCTTTAGAGTCATAGAAACCCTGGAGTTCGAGGCTGTAACTGAGGGGTCAGTTATAACAACTGTGCCAGGCCTGATGCTCTTGCCGTAGAACAAGTTTGAGCTGTCGAAGAACACAACTTCGTTAGAAGAGTTGTCTCTTGTGCGCTGGAGGATTGTGAAGCCACTGCCAGGACTTACCCCGGGATTCTCAGGAGAAGACCCCAGCATCTCCTGCATGATGCCGCTTGGATCCGAGCTGTCAGTGCCGTCCTGGTTAGACTGTAGCATTCCAGGATTTATTGAAGAAGTCGAGATCAGGTTCAGAAGAGACACCATCGTGAGGTCTTGCGCTCCGGTGTCATTCACAAAGCGGTCATTGCTTCCTGAAGAGAGAAGCTTAAAGTTTGGAGCAAACTTTCCGTTATCGCACGGAAGTATCAGCAAATTTCTCGCTCTTGTCGATGGAGCTGACGGAGAGATGTCGTACAGAAACTGGTCTGCCGTGTAAGTCTGAGTCGTTGTGTCTATCACTGAAGAAGTGAGGAAGAACATTCTTGGGTATCTTCCCTGGACCATCTCGCGGAGGTAGTTCTCGGCGTTGATGTCCTTTCCGCGAACTCCAAACGCCAGCTCTTCGTTGAAGGGGACTTCTGTGGCGCGAGACTTTGATTGGAACGGCGTGACTAACACGTCTCTTGTCGGGCTCTCTTTGACGAACTGCACGGGCAAGTAGAAGAGCAGGTCGTTGTAGCTCTCGGGACCTTGCAGAGAGGCGCTCACAATTTCGCCCTTTGTGAGGGTCTTAGAGTAGATCCTGACATCGTGCAACTCGGCGTTGAGCGGGAGGTTTAGCCAACTGGTGGTCACGTCGCTGGCCACTCCAGCGTCGTATATTCCCTCGTCAGCGCTCACTCCAGTGTTGAAGAACCTGTTCTGGGCATCCAGAACTCCAGTGTTCAGATAGTTGCCGACTATCACTGGATTGAAGCCATAAGAGTCTACAGAGGTGTTGATGTTGGACGTGCCAAGCGTGAATCTCGAGCTCACGTCTTCGACACCATCGATGAAGAAAGATCCAGTTCCAGCGTTGAAATCAGTTCCCCATCTAACTGCAACATGGTGCCAACTGTTCAAAGAAAGAGAATTGTCGCTAGTTGTGAACACCTGCGAGAGAGGTGTTAAGTCGGGATTGATAAGAGAAGGGCTTGTGTCAGCGCTAGATGAGAGCTGGAGCATGATCCTGAACTTATCAGGGCGTCCATCTTGTCCGATGTGAGATCCCGTGATCAGGGAGATCGCATAGGCAGATGACATATGCAATATGCAGCCTGCGGTGTAACTGTCACCAACGTTGATGACCGTGCTTCTTGGATTGACGTAGAAGCTGAACGTGAAGCTGCCTGTGACATTGTAGTCGTTCCTGCTTCCGGCTGTCGGAGCTGGATATGCCAGGCACTTGTATGATGGAACATTCGACGACGTGAAGAAATTCAAGCACTGGTAGTTCGTGAAACCCCAGTGAGCCGTCGTGTAAGTCGGTCTGTAGAATGGAAATAACACATCCCGTGTCACAGACTTTCTCAGAGTGTTACTCGTGAAATCGCTTGATGGTATGAAGCGTATGACTTCAACTTGCTTCGACTGCCGCGCGGTGACCTGAGTCTGATTGACTGAGTTCAAATAGCTAAGGGTTTCGACGTAGAGGTTCGAGCTTGTGCTCGAGAACAACAGCTCCCTAACAGACTCGAGGTTGTTATCGTCTGCCTTGCCATCATTGAAGGCGGCAAGACCCAACATCTCCTTGTTGTAGCTAGACCTCTCAGCAAGCACATACACAGAACCAGTCGTTCCGTGGGAAGAAGATGAGAACGACCGTTTCGGGTGTAACTCTAGGACAACTGTTTCAAAGTTGTCTTTAGTGAGCGGAAGTATGGCCATTGCATCGCCGCCTCAGAAGTCTAGCCTGACTCTTACAGATAGGTCCTTCTCATCGTTCTTCTCAACAGCCCTCGAGAGCTTTGCGACCGCAAGTAGCTCATTGTTGGAGTTGTAGAGACCGACTGTAGTCACAAAGGTAAATGATCTCTGTCCGGTGCTGTTACCTGGATCAATGACCGTGATATTGCCGCTTGTGTCCCTAAAGGTGGGATTTGATGAGTAGTTGAACTCATCAGCTGTGGCACGGCAGAACAGCAATGTGGAGTTGATACCCGTGGTATTCTGGAATGTTGCAGCCGTCAGAGAACCTGAACCGAATCTTGTGGAAGCGATGTGGTCCACGATATTGTCTATGGAGGCTGAGACAACCAAATCTGGAATGAACTTCGCGTTAGGATTATCACCGCCCTTAGTGCCGTTGCCGAGCATCACTTGTCCAACGTTGGTCGAATTTCCGTATACGGAAGAAGCCACCGTTGACATGGCGTCTATTGCGCCAGACATGTGCTGCTTTGCTGCAAAGACCCTCCCCATGTCGAGGACCATGATGCCGTGATCGTACCAGACGAGGCCAACGTACTCACTGGTGTTTGCGGTGTTCTTGATGTAGCCGACATCACCACCAAAGTACTTTAGCTGTGCGGTCGAAGATCCAACATCAGCATAGATCGCAGAGCCAGACGGAGATGTCTTGTAGAGGTTTGATCCAGTATAGGCCTGGTTGATACCGCCCGCTGTGGTGAAATTTAGTCCAAGACCATTTGCGCTGCCATCAAGAGAGTTGCCATCTAGGGCTGCGCTCTGGAACAACCTAAGAGCAAAAGTCTCTTTCTTGATTTCATCCCTGGCAAATAGACGCTTGAAGCTCAGGAATAGAGCCTCCTCGATTCTATCTCCTGCAGAACCCGTCTGCATACCTGTGAACGAGGTGTTGACATCGAACGCATTTACACCTGGTGAGAAGAATGCGGCCTCAGAGTCTCCTAGCAGGAACTGCGAGTACTGCTTGTAGTTCTGGACCTTCTCTCTCATCATCAGGGACTGGGATGGGAACAGCAACTTTCCATTTGCATCAGTGCCCGTGGTGCAGTCCTGCACAGTATCTCCATCCTCAAACAATCCGACAGTCATGTCGAACACTGCGTTTGCGGTCTGGAGCGAGAAGTCCTGATCGTACACTGTCTGGAAGAGGGAAGACGTGACGCCTGGACCCACGCCGCCAGTCACGAATACCTGGTACTTCCTTCTAGAAGAGGAACCAGATACGTCTTCCTGGATTACATCGACCAGCTGGTTCAGAACGCTGGTCGTTACCTGAATGTCTTCCGCTGTTATGGTCTTGAATGTGGACATGTTATACGCTACTGTTCTTGTTGATGTTGATCTGCTGAGTCACCACGGCGCCTGAAGCGGTGCCAGATATGTTGATGAAAGTGGTGATCACGCCAGAATTAGTTGCAGTAGCGTAGTAGTTGTAGTAGTCGTCATTGAATCCCTTCACGGAGACTCTAAACGTCGATATAGAACCTTCGCTACCGTCGGAATTTGTCGATGTCTGTCGAACACGAACTGTGGAGATGTAGTTCTGGCCAGTAGTCGGCGTCGAAACGTTGTTCTCATAGCCAGTGACCGTGAGGAATCTTGAATCGTAGCTGACAATGAAGCTCGTGTCTCTCAGGTCGACTTCTATTGTGGAGTTGTTCTGAGAAGTCTGCTTGACCTGCAGGTCAACCTGCGTCGGTGTGCTACCTCTCACCAGAGTGGTTGCACCGTTGACGGTAGAGATAGACAGGAACGGAAGATTGTCGAGATAAGGATTTGCTACGCTGATCATCCTGTACTTGAGCGCGAGATCTGCGTTTGTCTGCGCTTCAAACACTGGCGTGTTCTTCTCTATCTTCTCCTTCCCGACAGTCCTGCCAAACTTCTTGATGATCGAGTAGTCTACCTCGTCATCGCCAAAAGAGAACCTGGTGATCTGGAAAGAGCCATCATTTCTCGCCAAGAGCTGGCGACCCCTGTCCGTCAAGACAGCGTCAATGATGATGTTGTTTGTCGAGTGGTCGAGAAATCCCATACTTGAATCTCCACGCTATAACTATAGCACTAAGCAAAATGAAGTGGCTATCTCTTGTCCACTACTGAAAAGCTAACTTTCGAGTCCTGCTGTAAATCAACGTTGATCATTTGTACAGAGTAAGTTGGAGAATCTGGACTGGTGGCCAGATGACCGAGGTCCTTCTCCTTGATGTCCAGGACCTGCAAGTAGTCGGGGTCGAAGTAGACTTTGAGCTTGCTTGAGCCGCTCGTTTTTATAGAGTCGACCGTCAGAGGCCTGTCCAGCGTGAAGTTGGGGTATGGCTTTGGTGCTCCAGCCGAAGCGATTCTTTCGACCTTGAGCTTTGCGTACTCCCTCTGGAAGGTGACCCTAAACTGCTCAGAGTAGCCTGAGCTCAGGTCTCTTGCATCCACAGAGCAGACCGAGTAGATGTAATCAGAGTCTAACCCAAATGACTTGTCGTAGAAAGTCGCAGTTGGATACTGGTACGCAAGCTTCGACTGGTTCGGTATCTTTTCAGCTCTCGGGGTCTTCACAGCGCTGTCATCGAAATCCAGCTCTGCAATGAGCTGGAATGGCTCGGAGATGCTCCTCCTCCTGAAGACCTGATAGCGCTTTACGTCCTCTTGCCTGTTGAACGGATGCTGCCACTCTATGTAGAACTTCTTCTCCTGGGTGAACCAGAACCGGAGATCCACGGGATGGGGCGGCGGCTTGGCCTCTTCGCATAGGACTTCACTAAATGGAGATTGCCTCGAAGAAATCAGGTAGTCTGATGATATCAGATCAGATCCATCATAGGACAGGATCCTGACCAAGTAAACGCTCTGGATTGAGTACCGGTACCTCTGCCCATAGATTATCGCAGTGTCGACAAAGCTCGCCTGGCTTGGGTTGGTCACCGTAAAGCTGGCAAGGTCCTGCACGGTGCCGTCCTGGTTTACGATCTGCTTCGTTATCAGGTACCCAAGAAGGGTGTTTCCGTACACTGACATTGTGTCAACGTCTAGCACAGTGGTGGACACGGGCGTGGTAGAGGGTTCAAAGTCGTCGATCTCTATGACCGATGACTTATCGGAGCTGGCAGAAGACTGCGAGATCGAGTTGGCACTGCTCAAGATCGGCTCGATCGAGTCAAATATGGGGCTGAGCGCGGCTTTCTGCGAGCGGATCGCTACGTCTGAGATGAACTTGTTGTTGATTGTCAGGGAGAAAGCCAGCTTGCCAACGTCTCCCTCGCCGACCTTCGACACGACATCTCCCGTCACGGGATCAAAAGTCGAGTACTCATTGGTGGCATCGACATCAGTGTAGTCTAGCAGGCTCTGGGTATCGACCTCAGTGGGAAGAGAGCCATACTTGAGCACCTTCTGGATCGGTGACAGCCCTGCAGATGGCTTCTTGTTGACCGCGAGAGAGTTCTCGATGGCGTATTGCAGCGCTGCATTTGCCGTGGGGTCCTGCACAATAACTGTCGTGTAAGCCCTGGATCCGACCGAGAGCTCATTTGAGATGGCCGATATGTTCTCGAGGAATATTTTGGTCTTTTCGGCAGAGGTGAACTGTAGCTCTTTCTGTCCAGTCCCGATTCCGATCTTCGAGGTCGCCGGCGAGAATTCGATCAAGATGTCCCTGGCGTAACTTTGACCGTGGCGCCTAAACTCAGAGTCGGCGCCCTTTGTGTTGTCACTGATCTTCTCATCGCGCTGGAAGTACCGGTACCTGAACTTAGCACTTATTCCAGAGGGCTCCGGAACATCAAAGATGAATGCCGCTTTCGACGGATAAGAAGAGTTCATTTTTCCACCAGTAGGCTTCCAGTGTTGCTTGGTGCTTCAAGAGATGCCATCATCTTCACGAATGCCATTCTTCCATCAGCAACTTTTCTCGGAGCAAGCTTGTAGTTTGTCGCGCCATTCTCTGTGAAAGCCAACAAGATTCCCTTCCTGATGTACTTATCAATCACGGGACCCGGCGTGAAAGAAGACTTGGAGTTTGCCTGGGTCGCTATGACGAACTCATCGGGATCGATTGGGAGATACAGCACCCTGTCAAAGATCTTAGCCTTGAGCACTGCGTCCTTCATGTCTTCTGCGCTGAGCAGCCTTGTCGTGAACGCATTCCTCATGCTCGCCACAAACTCCGCATCAAGCTCCGTGAATCCATCGATTGCAACTGCTCTCGAGGCATTCTTCTCTGAAGTTATGTCCGCAGCGGTCTTGTAGTACTCCGCAGCTTTCGAATTTGGTGGTGCCAGATCTGCCGAGAGAGACGCCAGCGCCGCGGTCAGGTTTCCAGCATACTTGTTCAGCGGAATGCCTGAGGAGCCCTGTACGCTCGGGAATGTATCCTCATTGATCTCTATTCCGACCAGGGTCTTGTAGTAGAGCTCAAGGATGGAAGACACCGCAGTGTTTGAGCAGATGTCGAACTTCTGCGTGTTCGATTTCACGTATCTTATGGTCTGCTTCTTGATGAGCTTTGGAGCCGTCCCAGGAACCTCTTGTACCTCAAAGTCGTTGTAGTAGAAGCTAGCCTGGTTGACAAGATCGTTAAAGTTGGAGAATGTGGTGACTCTGTCGAACGCCGATGGACCAGCGTACAGCCTGTTGTCAAAGTTGAAGCTCTTTGGCAGGAAGGTGAGATCGCTGTACTCTAGGTCAGCTATCCTTACTGCGACAGAGTACTCATTCTCATAGCCTATGTTTCCATTTGCGCCTGCGGGAATCCCGACTATCAGATTTCTAACGTTCAGACCCTCAGGAGATCTCATCCTCTGGGAAGCCGCAAGGCACTCTATCGCAAGCTTCTCTCTGGAGCTAACGATGGAAATTCCTGGCACGTACCCATTTGCACGATCTCCAGACTGCCTAGACAGCGAGATGTCACGGAGAGTTATCTGGGTCTGGTTGAGAGATTCAAGAATGTCAAGACCAGCATTTCCCTGCTTGACCAGACTTGTGGCTAGTTCATAGACAGCGTTTGTGTCGTCGCTTGATCCCGTGAACGTGTCAATTGCCTTCTCAGAGAAACTGGAAGACCTCTTTGCGAAGCCATCGAGGATCTGTATTGCAACCTTGAGTCTCAGGTCATCTTCCTTGACCGATGTGATTGATGACTTAATCCGCTCTAGAGCTTTTAGGGTCGATGAGTTTGTAGACGCCACAGTGACATTTTTATACGAAGCTGGAGTGCTAGCAAGCACTGCAATGAACGCGTTTGGCACTTCAGAGAAGTATTGCTTGTAGCGCGAATTACCAGGAGGTCTTCCACCAACAATTGATGCAGTAGAAGTAGCCTCAGGAACATCTACAGAGAGATAAGCAAACTCAAGCTTGGGCATGCCTGCGACAAGAATCTCAGGCTGTTCTGCCCTCTTGACTTTCAGCATCTCGTAGTTTGTGCTCATCAGATTGCTCTGAACTCTGTAGATTCCTGTGAGGACATTTGCTACTGACATGCCGCTGAGCCATGTCTTTCCAGTGGATCCGCGGAAGAATCTAGATGAAAACTCTCTCACTGTTGGAATCCAGAATCTCGAGCTCAGGGTGGCCACGGGAAGCTGGTTGTAGTAAGGAGCTGGAACTTGATTGGACGTCGGGAATGATGGCTCAACCACAGTGTTTGTGGTGATCGACACGTACTTCCCAGGATTTGGCCAGACTGGATCATCTTCTTCCAGCTCATTGATTGTGGCAAATCGTGAGATCAAACCCTTGAGCACGTCGATTCCGTAATCGATAATCTCAAATATCGCAACGTCCTCAAATGAAGAAACCTTAGACTCGTTGCCAGAGACAGTCGAGCTGGTGAAGATCACTGTCTGGGATCTAAGGTCTCCATCGACGGTTATCAAGACCTCTGGATCAGTCTTCTTTGAGAGGAAGCTTGGACTTGACTTTGAGCTGGTCTTTGTGGCAGTGCCGAGGTTAGATACCAGCTCCCTGGATCTCAGCCAGTCCCTGAAGTACTTCTTTGCCGACTGCAAGTTCGAGGACTGTGGCACCAGAGAAACAGCCGTACCGATGGAAGCAACTGCAACTGAAGTCCCAATTGCGCTAGCGGTAGGTGATGTGTTCAGCTTTCCTGAGTTGTAGTCCTTGATGAAGGCTTCGAGAATCTTTGCCGCGCCCGATGGATTGTCCCTAATGAATACGTGTGCGATGCTCTTTACGTACTGGATTTGCTCATTCCCAGAGGTCATTTTACCAGAAGACGGATAGGCTGAGCTTGAGATCTTGGTCGCAAACCGGTCGCTGAATGTCTTGATCGACGCCTGGAGCATTGATGCCGCAGTTATTCTCTCACCGACGGCAAAAGATGTCTCGGTGGGCGTCTTTCCTCTGAACCTCGGAAAGTAGAGAGTCCTCAGAAGACTTGACGCGTTCTTGCATGACGTGTAGAATGCCCTAGAAGCGTTCGTATAATCAGTGAAGTTCAGGGGAGAGGATGGTTTAAACGCGCTGTTGACAAGAGCGTTCGATGGCGTGTATGTGATCCCGTTATAGCTCCTGCTCCCATTCTCAAGCAGTAAGATGTTCTTGTCTGGTATGTCTATCTGCCCTATGAGTCCAGAGAAGTTTAGGGCATCTGTGATTTTGATTGGAGACCTCGACTTCAAGTCAAAGTCTAGCTCCACTGACAGGTCCTGCCACGGATCAATTCCAATAGAGCGCTCAAAGACGGACTGATCTGGTACGACCGTGAGGCTGAAGTAGTCGCTTCCGACCGTCGACTTGATGGTGGGGTGAAGTTCCTTCTCATCTCCGCTGCCAGACTGGACCTCGCCAAGCTTCAGAGATGCGGCCAGCTCCCTGGCTATCCTGATCGAAGCGAGTGTCGTGCTGGTCTTTTGGACAGTAGAGACTCCAGGGTCATTGATTATCGCGTCAATTAGTAGGCTTCTCTGCTTTGAACCTATTGCACCTGGGAATCCAACCCTCGAGAAGATCACGATATCTGAGAGAAACTGACCGAACATTACGCTGGCATTCTTGGCAAAGCTGGGACTTTTGGGGTCGATCAGCAGAGACACTGGGTAGAAGTCCAGTGCCAGAGATCCGATGTTGGCGCCGTCAGAATTCTGGAGGATAGTGTTGCTCAGGTGGGAGTTGTAGTCAAGAGCTCTGGCACCATACTCTTTCATGAGATATGCGGTCTTGAGAAGCTCAGTGTCAACTCTTGCGGACTCTAAGTTGGCGGTGTAGATGTCAAGAGCGTTCTGGAAAGCATCTGGATTCTTAGTCTTCAGGTCAGAGATGATCTTCTTTGTTGTGGCAAGATCGATGCTCCGGAGACCATACCTGACATTCAGCAAGTTCCCAGCTAGAGACCTAGACTCGCCCTCAAATAGTGGCTGAAAGTCCATGAGCGCAAGGATCTCGAGCCTCGTGTTGGTGATGCCCTTTGCCTGAAGCATGCGAGTGTCAAACTTGCTGCCAACGTCGATAGAAGTGTCTGACGTGGGCTTTGTGACCTGATTGGACTCCTTGTTCTCAACAATCCTGACCGCACCTGAGTTCTTAAACTTCAGGGAAGAGCTTGCCGTCGACTTGCTCTGGGGAACCGGAGGTGGACCAATCTTAGAGCTGGCTGCTGGCATTATCTGTTGCTCCTCAAGAGTGTTCTCTCTGGTACGCTCTGGTCTATTGAGATAGACACAGGTCCGACTGGTTGCTTAAACTGCATGCCTCTCTCCACAAGAATTACCCTGTACTTCACTTCTCCAAGAAGATTTGCCAGCTTTCGATCTTCAAAAGCGAACGGAGAGCCAGAATCGAACTTGCTGCGCGAGGCTGTTCCAAGAACTCTCTCAGAACCCGAGTACTCTCCAAGAATCAAGAAGTGGTCGACTTCAGTGACGTCGCCGTTGACTGACCATGTCAGGTAGTTTACACGATTTGGTGCGTCTTGCTGGACCGCGAGGTCAGATACTTCTGGCCTCTTGATAGAGGGGCTGACCTCTATCGTCTTTTGCTCGCCCATGCCACCGATCTCCACGCTGTCTTCAAGTGAGTTCTTGACAATCTGTTGCTGGGACGGAAGCGACTCAATTCTCTTGATGCCAGAGCTTCTCCACTTTCTGTACCTGAACTTGTACCCGTTGCCAGTCTTAACGTCTTCTCTCTGCACCACCGTGAGATAGGAGACAGAAGCGGTGTTGACTGCAAGGAGCTTCACGATGTACTTGTACACGTGAGTTGGATCTCCATTGAATGACACCGTGATCGGACCAGGGCTATAGAGAGTCGGTATCGTCACCATGGCTCCGGTCTCAAGGTCCACCCTGGTGATCTTGTACCTGGAAGTGACAGAGAGCTGGGACTTGTTGTTCTCTCGCTCTTCATCGAACTTGTCACTGAGTCCTGACGAAACTATCTCACTCTGGAGAGATCCGGCCACCGTTGTGGTTCGAGTTTCATCTATCTGGATTACGTGGGTGATCAAGTTGCCGTTTGCCGAGCTGTTTGCGAGAGAGACGCTAAAGTCGATTTCAAGTATCTCCCTCTTTTTCTCCAGCACGGTTATGGGTATCGTGATCTTCTCGAGCACCTCACAGCCACCAGATATGAACCTGACACGGTAAACGTAGGGAGTGTACTCGATTATCTGCTGGTCAACGTACGGCGTGTTCGGCGGCACTGAGGTGAGGGTTTCGTATGAGTCTGAGTACTTGTCTTTCCTCTCAATCTTGACGGCGTCAACAAAGTCGGGAACATTTTTGGTGTACACCGTCACTGTGTCACCACTCTGCTCTGCAAATGCTTCCAGCTTGATGGACTCATAGCTTATTTTTCTTGCCGCTGGAATCGAGACGCAATCCATGATCTTTGAACTTCCGTTCTTGACTGGCAGGTCCCTTATCCCAGACAGAGTGTATGACCTAGACTCAGACTTGTTGCCAAAGTCGACTTTTCCCGTGACTATCGTGGATGACTTCGGGAGTATCTTGCCCGAAGAAACTTTGGTGACCGTGAATGCCTGATTGACTATGGCATGCTGTTCAAGGTTGTAGAGCATGGGAAAAGGATTCGGGTTCGATATCCTGATCGAGTCTTTGCCAACCGTGAACTGGCCATTAGTGAGAGTCAGGCTCATGTCTTGAGCCCTGGTGCACAGGTTCTGAAACTCGGTCCTGTTCTGAAAACCAAACGAAGACTTGAGCTTGGGGACCTGGGATCGGTAGAACACGAGATCCAAGAAGTACTGCCTCTTTGCCGCGAGGCTCAGGAATTGCTGTTCGGTGAGAGAGTTTATGACCACGACTATTTCACAGGGCTTGTACTTCTGCTTTGCGCTCTCCGATGTTATCTTTGGGCTTGATGGTTGTGCTTCATCTAGAAGTTCAAACAGCTCAAGAGACGGAAGGAAATTGCTTGGAATTCTCCGAGAAAACATCTTGACAATCTCGCTCGGATGAAGAGAGTACTCTTCAAAAGACTTCTTTGCGTTTCTAGACGCAGAGACTAAGTCGATATCTCTTGGCTTTGTTTCTGTCTCTATCCATGAGTTCTTTGCGACATCCACACTCGGCAAGAACAGCTCATAGTTCTCTTCGTTGATTCTGCCGGAACCGATTCTCGCGACAGTCTGATCATCCAAGTAGGATGAGACTTTCACCCTTGTGCTGGCCAGCTCTGAGGTCTTTCTTGAGTCAGTAAGAGTCGTCCTGACTCTTGAGATGAAGCTGGTGACAGAGCTGGATACTCCCTCTGGCGAAGTGTCTGATGTGAAGTAGCTGAGCTTCGGCTCTGTGTGATCTGTTATCCTGGCCTCTATCTCATCAAACTCCTTGATGAGAGCCAGATGCAGGTTCAGGTAGACACGCATGACGTACTTGACGTCGTAGAGCAGGCTGGCAGCCCCTTTGGAAGACCTCACGGTGCGCTGTGCCACGGTGACATTCACGAAGTCAGGCTCGACAAACACAAAGTCCTTGTCTCTGAGCAGTTCTGGAGTGAGCATTACTCAAACACCATGGTGAAAATGTTGACAAAGTTCAAGTTCTGAGCCGTGTCCCTGTATAGCTTTCCAGCGAAGAACACATGCTGGAACTTCCCATCTGAGCCTTCGAACTGGCCACCATCTACGACGGAAAGCTTCATCACGCCGTTTGTCCCATGCTCAAACACCTGCGAGACCAAGTTGTTGCTGTCACTTGTGTTGGTGAATCTTATCTCTGAGATCTGCTTGCCAGCAAGGTATTGCTGGAGCTCTTCCAAAGTGTCTAGTGGATTCTCGTTGATCTGTGTATAGGTTGCCATCTGCTTTGGGGCGATAGACTCATCGATGGGTCTATCGAGAGGCGGCATGAACTTATAGTTGTCAAAGTTCCCGAACCTGTAGTCTTGGAACACGCACTCGATATCATCGACGTAAGCTCGAGAAATTCCATTCGACTGTGAGACGAGGCTATCTGTGATGTAGAACTCCGTGTTGTCCACCCCCACTCGGAATCCGTAGTCCAGCTGGACCCTTAGCGTGTCTCGAGATCCAATGATCATCTGCCTTCTGAAGCTGTCTATTGAAGAGCTTGATATGCTCTCGTACACTTGGACGCTTCCAGTTAGACTATGACCTGGAACTCTTCCGTTTGTCGTCTCAAAGTCATTGGTGCTGAACGGGAGCATGTCTCCATCAAAACTGGTCTCTGGAATGATCGAGTCGTCATTGTTGGACGAGGCTTCAAAGTAGATGCTCAAGCCCGGGTCCTCCAAGTACCCGTCTGAATCCTTGGAGTACACCACGTTTCGATCAGTGAAGCTTATGAAGTTCGCGCGCAGCATACCAGACGCAATCTGTCTTCTGCCCTCTCGGGTGATGATCGCGTCTACTACTCTTGACTTGTTGTCGAGGATGCCAGCCAATTCATTCCCTCACTCTAAGTATGAGACACTCAAAGTTTTCAAGTGGCAGACTGTCCCTCAAACTTGCTTGCGATCTGCTCGAAATCCTTAGAGTCCTCAGTCTCCAGGGACTCGAGGACCTCGTCATAGGCCAGAACCTTTCCACGCTCTATGTCGCCAGCCGATCGGAGCTTCACTGGTATCTGGACAATCTGGTCCCGGATGACCTCAAACGACTTCAGTAGTATGGTGCAAGCCGCCTCATAGTCGGGCGCTCCATTCACTGTCTGCAGGCGTTCTTGCATCGTGAGGATGACTGACTCGAGGTGAGGCAGGGTGTGCTTCTCTGCGACCTCAAACTCTCCAGCCAACTTGCTGGAGGCTTCTCTCTTTGTCTCTAGAACAGATTGGGGTATCATGCTTTCTCCTGTGCAATCTTACACACGGGAGATCAGATGATAGGCGCTAGATCGTGCCAGATGGATATGTCCTGTTCCTCACGACTTCATCATCAAAGTATGGGAGCGAAGACGTGGCATAGATGCTCAAGTTGCAGGACTGGGTGGACATTGGATCTTTGCTGGAGCCAAGAAGGGTCGGATTCTCGTGCACTGGAGTCCTGAACTTGATCTCGATAGGGAACTTGGTTGGAGATTCAGTCTTTGGCCTGGTCGCCTTTTTGATCCTAGCAGATTTGCTGTTGGTGGCTGGAAAGATCTGAGACTTTTCTTGTATACTCTCCAGAGTTATCGCGGCGTACTGTCTCTGCTCAAGCATGTCTCTGAGATGTCCATAGTGGGTTGCTCTAAAGACAGCGCTGGTTGGCATCGGATTTGCGTTGATCAACCCGTACTTAAATCCGACTGGCTTCTGGAGTGTGACGAGGGGAAGGGTCACATTTGCAAGAGTTGCCATAAATCTTGTTCTTTCTGCCGGAAGATGGATGCCATAGGGACCATCTCCGATTCCAAACAGGATCCTGTTAGAAACTTCTGCGGGTAGTTGCTTAAGACCACCGACAATCGATGCATAAGCCGTAGAAGAAGTGTCTAGCGAAGTTCTTCTGATACCACTCAAGACATTTGAATTGCGCTGAGGATAAGAGAAATAGCTCAAGACGTCAGTGTACCCGCTTGAAGTCAAGAAACCGATATCTTGATTTACTAATCCCCTGTCTAGCTCATAGACAATAGAGTATGTCAGTTTTCTCTGCCTGCGCTGGAGGCCTGCAAACTCGCTTGAGAAGGGGTACTTGTGGAGCCAGCTGTCATTGATGTACTTTGTTCCTCCGGTCGCATTTCCAAAGAAAATCTCATATGTGCTACCTCCACCGCTGCCGTTTGTGCTAAATGGCGTGATCTTGAGCAGATACAAGCCATCTTTTAGGCTCTGGCTGGTGCCAGATCCAACCAAGATCGGAGTGTAGCCAGTGGCTCTCCACATTTCCACGGGATCTGGAACAAAGCTGTCATAATAACGCTCTGCGGCATCAACGATCCTGATGTTTCTCTGCAAGCTAGCCATATCCCCTGCAGTTCCATCGATCACACTTCCAAAGACTTTTCTGATAGTGTTATCACCCTCAATCAGCTCAGAAGAACCAGATCTTGGCCAGCCAGTCCTTGGAACTGTCATGGATCCAGTGATCCAGCTAGAGCGGACCGATCCCGTGTACTCATTGATGCTAGCCACCTCGTGCTGATCTAGGACAGGGTTCAGATAGTGCAGAGACTCATGCACGGCTGGAGTATTAAGAGTCTGAGGGAGAGATGTGTGGTACTTTTCTCCGTCCTTGACATACCTTCCTTTTATGACCAGGCTCGTTATCTGCGGAGGCAAGCTCAGGTAAGATCCCGTTGAGAAAGAGTACTGCGGATATACTTCTGGGTCAGTGGTATAGAAGTCTGGCGCCGTATTGTTGACGTTGATTCCAAAGATCAGGTTATCTGTTGGCAGGAGCAAGTAAGACGTTTTGACAACTTCGGCGCTCTGGTTGTAGATTTGGAAGTCTCCAGGAGTCTTGACACTGAGCACTCCTGGCTTTCTACCGCTGAATGGAAATTTGGTTCTTGCGGATGGCCTGGCAGCCAGAGTGACAGTATCAAATGGGTTTCTTGCAGTGGTTGCAGTTACTTCCTGCGTCACCAGTGGTATCGATTTTCCTGTCGGATCCACTCCCTCGCAGGAATAGTCATATGTGACTCCCGGAGTGGCTAACAAAACTGGCTGTGGGAGATTAGAAGATCCACCTCCCCACCAACCACCTCTATCGAGATATCCAACTGATACCTGGTGGATATTTGCAGGTGCAATCTTTGGAGTCAGGTCTAAGGTACAGTCAAAACCTATCGAGCTAGTCCCTATTGCGGTCTGTCCATCTTGTCCCCACTCGTGCGAGAAAGCAAAATTGTCTTTGTTTATGAAGTAATCTAGACTTGCAGTGTAGCGTATCTTGAGATTTCTTGTTCCTACTGAGTCTGCAAAGCTACCACTGAAGTAGTTGTTCTTGTTCCAGGCAAGCAGGGTGCTGTATGAGACCAGCTCCCTATAACTTGATGAGACGTTCTTTGCGGTGGCGACATTGGCGTTGGGTCCGTCTTGGCGTATCAGGAAGAAAGTGTAAGCGTCGAATGGATAACCACCGGTGAACTGGCCATCGAAAATCTTGTTCAGGCTTCCTGTAACTCGAATCTCTATGCTCTCCACCTCGAACGCAGCATTGATGTAGTCGCTCATCTTTATGAGGTTGCTAGAAGTAGCATAGAACCTAAAATTTGATGGACCACCGAAGACGTTAGAGGGCTGTCCCACTGAGGCGAACGAGCTTGTGAAGTAGGAATTGATCACATCATCTCCCCCAGTTCCAAGCTGTGACAGAAGAGACACTGCGTCCATCGACATCTCATGGAACATCGTGGCGCGAGTGGTGATTGGACTAGTCAGCCTCTGGTAGCCGTTCGGAGCCGTGTATGTGGCGTTGGTGTGATTTGCCGGCCTGTAGTAGCGAAATCCCGTGACCGGATCTCTTGGACCCACGATGTCAAACTCATAACCATTCTTGCTGTTGTAGTAGAAGACGCCATTTGAGGTCTCTCTTTTGTACCCTGGAACGCCAGTTGTCAGGGCTCTAGAGAACCGGTTTACACTACCTGAGAATCTCATATCAATCTTGATGACGTCTTTCTCTCCAACACTGTCGATATTCTGCTCCGTGAATGGCGCCAGATTTGGAGATGGCCTGTTGGAGTCTTGGTACGGATCGAACTCCGCATACACAGAGCTACCAAAACCACCGTAGACCGTGATTGTAGAGCCTGAGTTTGGGGTCGTAACTGCGCTTTTTCGAAGCCCATATGGGCTCTCGGTGGGTATAGCCGATGGATAAGAGACAGTAAGTGGCCTGCTTCCAGTCTGGAAGACCCTGACGTTCGTGTCGTCGAAACACCACGTACGGGAACCAAGGCGATTCTGGTCTCCTGGCAGCTGGATTACGGGGTACTCTGATCTGCTATCCCTGTCAGCCAAGATGTTCCTGGGGCTGGCAGAGATCACACCACTTCCAGAGAAGTTAGTTCTTGAGTCTATCTTCACTTGAGCAGCCCTCCGAACGTGATGGAGTCAGTGCCGACCAGGCAATTGTCATAGACAAAACCGCAGCCAGTGGTCCGTGCCGTGAAGCTTGTCTGGGTGACATTGCTTCCTGACAGGCTAAGTGAAGTGATCTTGCTCTTCATCACAGAATCCTCAAGTGTGGCGACCCTGGCTTCAGCATCATCAGAGTCTGTGAATGCGGGATTGCCAAAGTGTTCATCAGTAGTATACACAGGCTTTCCGTACAGTAACACCTCGTCGTCTGTGCCCATGCACTCTTTGAACGCCTCGAGGCTGGCGTCATTGCCTGGCTCATAGAAGCTCGACATCACATACGCCCTGCCGAGAGCCGACATTCCATAGGGTCCCGAGATCCCGCCGCGGGTCGCATGGGGCTCTGGATCCTGCTCATTTCCGAGGAACAGGGAACTCCTGATCGCGACGCTCCTGATGGTCAGCGGCTCGATCACGCCATTCATGTCAAGGGGATCTATCGCGTTCGGATGGTCAAGGACTATCGGGTACTCGTAGGTTGGCCTCTTCTCAGTGATGTACTGCTTTGCGGACAGGACACCCATCTCGAGGTATGGAGAGGTCGCCCTAAAATTGCGAGTGATTCCGTAAGTCGTGTCCTCGAGCTCGTAGTTCGGAGCCTTGATCACCTTGCTGGTGTCATCGCTTATCGTGCCGAGCTTCTCGATGGGGAATCGCAGGGAGTCATCAAAGAATCCCTTGGATGTGTCGTACTTGAGCACTCCATCTGAGCTCGAGACATATGTCACGTCCCTGTCAGAGCGCCCAATCAGCGGCAACAGGGACGAGCCGAAGGTGCGATAGTCCTTGACGTCAGTCCCCTGAAGGGTTGCTGATATGGATCCCGTGAATGATGGAGTCACCGTGGTTGACATCAGAACCTCTTGAGCGATCCTACGATCTGCTGTAGAAAGATGTTGGATCCAATCCCACGCCGGTCATTCTCGCCCATGTAAATATCCTCCTGGGCGTAACGCAGCTTTGTGCGCTCCATCATGTGGGACTCGATAACGTAGTTGATCCCGAGGAACCTGGTGTTTCTCGGAAGGAGCGCCTCGATCATTCCAGCCAGTGAATCATCGAACCACTTGTAGAACTCCAGCAGGTTCTTGTAGTTGACCCTCCCAGTCAGGCGTTTGAAGTACACCTCCCTGAGTCTCTGGAGCTCAGGATATCCCAGCGAGAACTGTAGCTCAGGGGCACCAATCGCATTGTCGAAGTAGTCCAGCGCAGAGATGATGTTGATCATGTCCTCGTTCAGGGCCCGCACCGATGAGATCTCGATTGAGAACCTGTTGTCATCAGTGACCGGCTCGTAGATCGGAATCGAGCGGACTGGAGCCTTGAGGGCATTGAACTCATCTATGTTGACCTGCTCATCGAATCCACGCACTCGGATCTTGTTGTCAGCAGTCCTCTCGTCGAACTGTGGGTTCAGGATTGTGAAGTTGAACTGCGCAGGTACCACGACATTGGTGTTTCCACCCAGGCCTGATGCCGAGAGGTGCAGAGAGTTCTGAGAGAAGTCGAAGATGTCAAGCTTTCCAAGGGAATCAGAGCCCGTGGTGAGCTGGTCAGTGCTGGCGTCTATCCTCAGGCGTTCAAATGATCCAGAGTCCTTTGTCCGGAAGTTGTAATTCAGCAGCGGGTCATCCGAACCGAGCGACTTGAAGTTCCTGGCGTGCTCCATCGACTCGGCGGTGGTGAGATCCCTTGACCAGAATCTTATGTGACCGACCTTACCCGTGAATTTTGATGTCCTCGTAAGGCTTGAGGTCGCTACCGTGGTGTCATTCAAGAAGCCGCCAGATCCCGCAGAGGTGACTGTGGCATTTCCGATCTCAAAGAACGAACCGCTCGAGTTCCGTGTCGAGCTCTTGTTGGAGAACACGTTCGATGTCGGAGAGTCGAAGAACAGCTGGCTCTCCTCCTTGAACACTGTGAGGTCGCCAAACTCCTGCTTGCCAACTCTCAGGAAGTAAGATGACGTCGGAAATGTCTCCGTCGCATCTCCGATGTTCCTGCCGAAGGAGACGTACCACTTGTCATTGTCAAACAGATTGACATCATAGACCTTGATCTCTGTGAACTGGCCCGTGCTTGTTGGGGCGAGATAGAGCGACAGGGATGGGAGGTCATCTCTGGTCGAGCCCGTTCCAAATGCGACCAAGTTTGCGACCAGCGCCCTTGTGCTGGCAGGTGCAGAAGATCCCGTGGTGTAGATTCTGGCGAGGCTCATGGTCGCGGGTTGGACCGTCGATAGACCACTGAAGTGGTAGTGGGCCTCGTAGGTCCAGCTGGCGGAGGTGAATAATCCGTCCGAGCTGTTCCCTGCGACAAATGGATATCCAGGCTCTGTCCTCGAGCCGGACAGGAACGGTGAGATGACCACCGCAGCGCTCGAAGTGAGCGCCAGCATGGTGGAGACCTCTGAGACCTTTGAGCGCTGCGAGTCGGTGGTGAGCAGTCGACTGCCACCAAATTCCCTGAAGCTGAAGCTGTTGTCGGGATTTATGCCTGCCGCCCTCATGATTGCCTTGATAGAGTGCACAGTTCCCTTCGAGCGGATGATTTCGCTCATGTTTGTAAGAATACGCCTCCAGATCGTAGATTGAATCTGAGTCAACGACAGGGTGGCTGACGAGGCATTGGTCGTGAGGTCTCGACCCTCAAGGAACTGTGAAATGCTGGCGGCTGAGAATGAGTTCGGAAGCTGGAATCCGTAGTACTTTGCGACGTACGGCAGCATCAGGTCCGAGATTCCGTCCTGTGAGTTGTAGTCCACGTGAACCAGCTTTCCGAACTGGTCAATGAACAGCTTGACCTCATCGAAGAACTTAGCCCACATGTAGAGGATGGACGCGATAATCTGCGGAGATGAGATCTTGCCACCGCCTGGGAAGTCAATGCTATAGCCGTAGTTTCCCTCGAGGATGGTGCCGTCATCAGGAAGACCCTGAGCCGCGGCTGACTCTTCAAGATAGTGGGCTGGAACCAGCTTCGTGATCAAGTTCGGGTTGTTGCTGTCGTAAGATGACGCAGAGGTGAGCAGCGTGGAGTTTAGCGTGACGAGGTCTGGATAGCTTGGAAATAGTACAGGACTGTAGAATGGATCTTCGGTCGCAACTGGAACTGGAAGAGAAGACGTGGTCCTGAGGGAGGTCCTGTAGTTGCTGATCTGAGTGTGGAGAGAGTTGCCTGAGAAGTCGAGGACGACGCGGTTGTTGTCATAAGTTCCAGGACCCTCGTTGAACCTCATGTAGAGGCGGAGGTCTGCCGATGGCTCCACTGTTCCAGAAGCGCTGGTCACTATAGCGGTCTTGGACCTGTTCCCGTGATAGAACTTGAACTCGTCTATCGAGCCGCTCAGGGTCTGCTTTGGCGTGAAAGCTGGAACTCCCAGAGATGTCAGGGACTGTGTGCTTCCTGACCCGATAATCAGAGGCGCGCTTGAGAAGTCGAACTTTGAGAACTCCACGGCTGACTGAGAGTACCCCAAGAGCTCACCGTCAACATACAGCTTCAGCGCTGGAGTTGTGGCGTATTTTCTCTCCATCACCGCAGCAACGTGGCTGAATCTGCCTCTTGCTATACCACAGCTCGCTGACATTGCCAGCGTACCGCTGGTCACCAGGAAGACGAGACTTGTTCCGACCCCTGATGAGCTCGAGAGCGCCAGCGTAAACCCGTGATTGTTGGTCCCGAGCTTCTGGAGGATCACCTGGTTGTCATTGCTGGCCACGTTTGCCGGAGCAAGATACATCTCAGCTGAGAATGACTTCTCAAGTGGGTCGATAACTCTCTGGCCAGACCTGTTCTTCGAGAGGGTCGGGTAGAGAATTCCAGCCCTGTCCTCGATAGAGACATAGGTTCCGAGACCTGCTGAGTACCCACCGCCCGGATTCTCGTTCCCTAGTGTGCCCGAGAAGTTCAGGTACCCGATATTTTTGGGCCAGGAGTCGTAGACCCACTTCTCAAATCCCGTGAGCCCGTCGATGAACTTGTTTATCTCAGACTTCGTGGAGTCGAAAGGAAAGTAGTTGATTATCGAGTCGAACGCGACGTTAGTCTTGCTCTCTGCGGAGTCAAAGAACGTGTGGTTTGCAAAGTTGGACCAGTCAACCGGCAGTTGCTGCGTGGATCTGAAGCCGTCTTCAAAGACCGTGAAGTCCACGCCGTTGCCGCCTCCGGACGACATCTCTGGAACCTGGGACATTGTCACGCCTTCCACGGCGCTGTTTCCATTCTGGAGCTTCTTGATGAAGCTTGGCGTGAAGATCTTCTGAGTGCTGTATGGATCTGTCGACATCAGTTACCAACCCTGAACCTTCCACTTACGCTCTTGTGAACAGTGCTCATACCGAAGTCATCGCATAAAAACTCTACTTCGTAGGTGTAGCCCTCCTGTAGAGATTTCATGAGAATGTTGAAGTACATTCCATCTGAGTCGCTTGAGAGCCTGGTGCTATTGTTGAGCTTGTCAAAGGGAATCACTATCGTGTTGGAGTCAGCAAGCCTGATTTGGTAGTATACGCTCGACAAGATGATTCCCTTTCTGACATACGGGGTGCGGAACACTGCGTCTTCTCGGACTTTGTCAAAGACAAAGACTTGAAGCTTCACGTCATCGGTCTTTGAGTAGCTCTGCCGGAGATTTGTTATCTTGAACTGCAGGTCTGCGGGGTCTCCAATCTGAGATGTCGCCATCGGCTTGTTGACTCTGAGAGTCTCTTTCTTGAAGGTGAAAGAGTCGTCCAGGGAGTTCCAGTATGCGTCGAACTCGATGAAGTCGCTGCCTGAGGCATTCATGATGTCTATAATTCTGTTAGAGCCTTGGACTCGGCTCCTGCTGAACATGTCTACAGCAAACGAAGCAGAGTAGAATCCTGTCACCCTGGTGTCATTTGTGCCCTGCTTGTGTTGCGAACCCGTGAAGTACAGCGTAAGGTCGTTCTTCACCATCTTCAGTAGCAGGCAGTTGTCTCCTGTGACGGGTGAGTTGCTGGATCCAGAAGTTAGATTTGAGGGAGCGCCGCGGACAAAATTGCGGAAGAAGATTGACCCAGACTGGTTGAACACCAGATCGTTCCTGTGGTCTTGCGCTGAGTCGTCCCACGAGACGGATACGATTGGAGACTTGAACTTGTTGGCAGAGTTTCTTGAGGCGAACCTCTTGACAAATCTCGTCTTGTTGTCGGTCTCCTGAGAGCCAGAGAAGGAGACCCTAAATCCGCAGTCTGGTATCAGACCTGCTAGGGTGGCTGAAACGACTGTCGTGATGTCTATGTCTAGATTCTCGTTGCCGTTCACGAAAGTCTGATAAGATCCGAGATGAATTACTCCCGCTCCAAGATTTCCCGAAGCAATGACGTCGATGTTATTCGATCCAAGAAGACCCAGGGCGTTTGCGCCAGTGGCGTGCCATAGCACGCTGGCACCGTCGACATAGGAGCGTGTAACAAAGTTGCATGCATCGAGGTCGCTGAAGGCTGATATGTCCCTGCCGATTCCTTCGTCAAATGAGTTTGAGAGAGGGAAGACGGATACCGTGAAGTTCGATGGAGTCGCCTGGCCTGCAATGACGTCAAAAAGCTTTAAGCTGGCTTTAAAGTTTGAAGCGTTCAAGTCTATCGAGGAGCCTGTCAGATCTCTGACGGAACTTAGATCAAACTTCAGGAGTATCCTGGAGAGCTCGATGGGGTTCTCTTCGCTCGATAGCTCCGACTCGTTGTAGAGCTTGAACAGGTCGAGAGTGCCAGCCTTGCCAACATTAGCATCGGTAGCCCTGAAGCTGTTGTTGATTATCTTGTTTGTGATGTAGGTGTCGGCGCTTGCCGTGAGCAACAACTGCATTACTGGGCCGCTCCTATGATGTCACTATCCGGATACTTGAGCTCAAATATGGAACCCTGAGGGCCAAGATACAAGCCATTCAGCTTGGACTTCTGGAAGTCAAGAGAGAAATCGCTGTATGTGCGCTCAAGAATGACTCCCGTGAGGCCAGTAAGCGTGAGGCTGACAAGAGATAGCACTCCGGACACATTGATTATCGAGTTGATGAGGTCAGCTTCGATTATCGGCTGGTCAATCTGGTAATACTTCCTGTCGAGCTTTTCCTTGAGTGCGTTGATCACATTTGCGACCACAACATTCTTGTTGGAGTTTGGCGTGCAGATGATCGAGAAGTTCACCTTGTAGTTGATGACGGTCGCGTCCAAGATGTCGACCGCATCTGAGACAAGTCTGAAGTCGTTCAGGTACGTGGCAAGGTTCTTCTTTAGGGTGTCTGATGTGTGAGTGAGCTCATCTGAGGAGTTCTTTCCAATCAGGTACAGCCTGGATGCCAGAGGATTGTCTGTGCTCTTTGCCACACTGGCTCGGTATACCCTACCAAAGTTTGACGGCAGTGTGTAGACTCTGGATATCAAGTCTTCCTGCGTCACAATTCTCGACTGCTGGTTCCTGGCCGCAAATATCATAGAGCGCAGGTCCTCGAGGCTCATTGCAGAAGCGCCGCCTCTGGCCTCCTCTTCGTTCCTCACATCGATGCTTGTAACCACCGCATTTGACACTGCAAGCGTTGGGCTCCTTGGGAAGTCTATTATCAGGTTCGATATTGTCCTGATTGTATTTGCGCCCACGTTGTGGTTCAGTCCACCACCATAGCGGTACGTGACTCTGAGTGTTGTGTTTCTCGGGGCTGTGCCAAGCGTCTTGGTCTGCAATAGGGAAGTTGGATCAATCGAGAACCTGCTGAGCGTCCTCTTTCCGTAAAGCGGGAGGGCTAGCTCTGACGGGTCTGGCAGAATATCATCGTCCAGAGAGGTCGCATCACCAGATCCAAACTGGAGCGTGGTGAGTCGATTCGTTATGTTCATGGTCGCAGTGAATCTTCTCGGAGCGGGTATGATCTGTAGCGACTCTGAGACGAGGTCGTCGTCATATCCGTAATTCTTGATCCTCTTGTAGACCACGTCCTGAGACAGAGATTCGACCTCATAGTAGTCTTCATCGTCTGAGTCCTTGACTTCAATGATCTGCGTGACGTCGGGATTTGCAAGGTTTATCGTCCTGAACGGGACAAAGCTGTCAGAGATTAGGAAAGACTCGACTTTAGTCTCTCCAGAGACAGCCTCTATCGACCTGCTTACGATGAACGTCGATGGATTTCCATCATCACCGAGCTCTCCAACAACGTACTTGGCGTAGAGAGTTCCATAGCTGTCAGTTTCACCAAAGTCAAGCTCGGAGTCGATCCTGAACTTGACGCCGGCTCCGCTTGACATTGTCGTGCCAGACCCTATGATGGGCAGCGCAGAACTGTCTGGCAGATATTCTCCATCCTCAGAGAGGAGAGCTGGCACCTCGATGTAGAAAGTCACGTTTGCAACGGCAGGAGCCGCGCCGATGGCTTTTACTCCAGCGTTTCTAGCATGCGCCTGAATGTTGACTGACTCTACAGCCGTTCCAGGATCAAGCTCATTGAACTGGTGGTCCAGGTAGAACGACATGGAGTCGCCGACGTAGGCAGCCAGCTCAAGGAACATTCCACCGAGAGAAGCCTCGTTGAAGTCCTGGATCTGCTCGCCAAAATAGTTCCTCGCATAGGTGAGGAGATCTGCTCTGAATCCGGCAAAATCCTTTGCGAGGTAGGTCTTCTGGCTGAACCGACTGTTCAGTGATGTGGTCTTTAGTGTCGCCATTTATGCCGCCATGTACATGATAACTTCTAGACCCTGATTCGTAACTCTCAAGTTCGGAATAGAGTATGTGATCTTGATGGATATTGCCGTAAGATCTTGTGTGGTAAGCAGCGCCAGCCTCCCTGTCTCAAATGTCTGGGGCTCGACAAATGGCATGTACCTCTTGATTGCAGCCTTGATCCTAGAGATTGCTTCTATGTCACCGTCTTCAGAGCCAAGCTCAGTGAGCAGCTCTTTAAGGTTTGCGCCAAAGTAATAGTTTCCAAGCCTCTCACCGTGATTTGTCAAGATCAGGTTCTTGAGATTGTCCTGGATGGTATCTTTTAGATTGTAATGCATGGCGAGAAATCCCTCTTTCTCGCCGCCGAGCTGGACTGGCGTCTTGATGCCAATTGGATTGATGACCTCGTCGTCCAACCGGTTGTTCTGCCGGTAGGGCGAGACTCTCTCTCCAACTGACTTGAAGTCATAGACTGTGCGGTTCTGCTGTGGCATGGTATCTTACCTTCTAAGTATTGTCGAACCGCTTTTTCAGTGTGCTTGCTTACGAAACTCCGACTCCAGGTCCTGTGGTAGCTCCCACTTGAGCCGACGGAGATCCAGCAGTTGTCACGGGTATTCCCGGTGACACATTGACTGTCACTACAATTGTGGTGACGTAAGCATCTACCGCAGCGGCAATATCTGAGGCAAGCTCTGCAGTAATCTGGTCAGGATCAGCACCGTCCTGGGCACCAGCATCTTTGGCCTTCACAAAGGCAGCCCTTATCGACTGCTGCATAATGGATTTGCCCGGCGCGGCTATTGGCATCTACTCTCCAAATATCCTTTCAGATTTGATGTTTGCTATCTCGCTCTCTCGAGTTGCCATGGCAGCCTTGAGCGCTGCTTGGGCTGACAGAATTTGAGGAGATGGCGCGCCGTACCCTGGCGTAGTGTGGGTGCTCAGCGTATCGCAGAAAGTCTTGATGTCTGCGATAATTGCCTTGAGCAGGTCTTCAAGCTGCTGGTACTTGACATATGGCTGACCCTCTCCTGGTCCGGGTCCACCGCCAGCTCCACCATCGTCTTTTGTGCGTCCCAAGAAGATCTTGCTTCCGCTTACCTGGACGGTACCGTCTGGCAGAAGAGCAATAACTGCAAGATCTTCTGATGGAGTTCCCTCTTTGACGATTCTAATTCCGCCATTTATGGTCTGCTCTTCATTCTTTCTTGCGATGATTCGAACTTGATCAGACTTGATCACTGCAAACGGAGAGTCAGCGATGTCCTCAATTGGGGACTCGAAGGGCTTTGCCATCCTCTCGTTGGCAGTGTCAATTCCGAACTGCAAGTCTCCTGAAGACCGCATAGAGAGGTACACCCTAGAAGAATCGTTGACTAGATCTGGATCTCCCTCAGAGGCTAGCCCTGGCTTTATCTTGTTGATTCCGGGATTCTTATCGAGCTCGTTAAATTTCCTAGAGTTTGCTATGACCCTTGGCGCGGTGAGCTTAGGGTCCTCTCCAGCTGCGCTCTCACTCGTTGGACTTGCCGGTAAGAACCTGCCGCGGCCAACGACTATGTCAATTGCGCCCGCTTGCAAGATCTTTCTCTGGTCTTCTGTTTTTATCGCGTTGCTCGTCTTTGACTTGTCAGGCTCTGAGTCTGCTCCCCAGCCGCGCTCCTCACCAAGGCATATGAGCGTGTTGTTAGAGCCCTGGATAGTCATGTCACCTGGTCTCTTTGTGAAGCGAGGCACAGGCTCTAGTGCGAGGTCCTTGTACGACTCAGAGCCTGCGATCAGGTCATCATATGGGTTCTTCTTTACGTCATCTAACCTAAGAGTAGCGCGAGCAATCGTTCCATCGCCATTTTCGAAGCTGGGTATTTTATTCCCGCCAGAAGATGCAGACTTGTCAGATTTCTCTGCGGTCGAGAGAGAAGTTGAGAGAGCTAGCTTCCTGTCACCATGGGTGAAGTTCAGGTCATCGATGGCTGAATTCTCTGGAATTCTTGAAATCCAGTAGGGTAGAGGTCCGACCCCGTCTGATCCTTCAGATATGAGCCAGACCTGCTCTCCAGGCTTGATTGGCATGCAGATATGCGGAGGAAACAGCGGGTAGGCAATCATTGCCTTTCCCTGCTTATCAAAGTTGTCCGTCACAATCCTGACTATGCAGGAATTTCTAGGACAGGTGAGAAGATAGTTCTCATTTCCAATCGTAGGCTTGAGGAGTGCCAGCTTCTCTGCCGTGAATACCGATGGGTCACCTATGAATTCTGAGACCACAGCGCGGTACAGTATCTTTCCGCCTCCCGCGCCGGCAGTAGACGGAGAGGCTGGACCTGGAGCAGACTTATTGCGTACGTCAGACATCAGTCCTTGATCTTGCTGAAGACGTCGTCGGGGTCTATCTTTGCGTTCTGAGCCTCAGCTTCAGAGACTAGCTCAGCAAGCTTGATGAGCTGTTCATTGCTCTTTGCCATTCTCTCGATGTACTTGTTCAGGATCGGTCCAACAGCAATGTGCTCAGCAACTGAATTCTGCATGTTTCCATAAGCTTCGTGGAATAGCAGGAAGGCGTTCTGTCGGTCAGAGATCGCATTCTCGTAGATCTCCTTCCAAAGCGCCTTTTTCTTGTCCTCGGTGGTCGTGATGGTGTCAAGCAGCTCAGAAAATTGCTTGATCTTATTGAGCTTAACCTCTTGGAGATCTGCAACGTCAACGTGATTCATCTTTTCTCCCTGAGTCCTCGAGGTAAATTTCTCTCTGAACGTCCTTGTACAGCCGCCTTATCATCGACATTGATGACGAAAGCTGTTTGGAATTCAGGCCAGAAATGTCTCTCACATAGACATAAATAGCCCTCTTGTTCAAAAAGTCTAGATTGTCTAGGTTCTCGTGGACAGTTATGACGGCGTTAATGCAGGACACATCATTTTCGCTCTCGACACGGCTCTTGATACCGTGGAGGATACGCATGATCTCACCTCGCTTCTCGCGGTCGATCATGACATCATCAGGCGACGGTGAGATCTGACTGCTGGCTATCAGGTACTCATCTCTCTTCGAGAGCCTATCGGTGTCGTTGATGCTGACGTGATTATCGCGGTTCTTTTTCTTCCGGCGAGAGTTCAAGATCAGCCAGTTCTTTGCCACAACGTTGAAGTATGAGAAGGCCTTGGTGCCTCTTGAGCTGTCGAACTTGTGAAGTGTCTCATACAGGAATGAGACGCAGTCGTTCTTGAGCACTGAAAAGCTGTCATCTCTGGAGAATCCATAGATGAGGATCAGGTTCTCAACCAGCGTATTGAACGCTGGCATGATCTGCTGTTCGTAAACAACTGCCCTTGCGAGGTGGTCTGGAGTATTTTGGAACTCCACTATCCCCTGCTGGGTCTTGCTGTCAAAGTAGAAATTAGGACCGTCTGTCCCTGACTTCTTGGAGCGCCTAGTTCTTTTCTTCAGCATTTGAACCCTCCTCTAGTTGCACTTCCTCTACTTTGCCGATGAGGTTGGCGACCTTCAGAATGGCATCTCTACAGATTCTGATGTCCTCAAGCACGGCTCGTACCTGCGGGCTATCGAAGAACAGTGGGATTTGCAGTATCTCAGAAATCGAAGCATATCTCTCATCTAAGATGTCAAGAGAAGATTCGATCCTGTCAACTATCTTGAGAATCATCAGGCCATGCTTATAGTTGAAGTACAGAGAAACTATCAGCAAAACCAGCAAAACGATACATATCACGCTAAGAGATACAACAGTGCCCATCATCTGAAGTACCGTCCTATCTCCCTGTCGTAGCTCTCAGAAATTGCGGCGTGAGAGAAATTTTTCCGGACCTTGTCACCGAGATCAATGGCCCATTCCTTCGGCACCGCGCTTGATTCTCTGAACTTAGTGACCTTCTTCTTGAACTCTTGTTCAGATACTGATGCCCACTTCATTCCAGGAACAAATATCGTTCCATCAATTTTGCTCTGGTGCACATCAGTCAGCTGGTTCTCAAGCTTCACAAACTTCCCAAGGTTCATGAAGTCAAGGTGTCCAGACCAGTTTGTGGCAATCACAGGAACATCGCTTGCAGCCGCTTCCAAGATGGGAAGACCAAATCCCTCGCCTCTTGTCGCTGTAATGAGGGCCTTGATCTTCTCATTCTTGTACAGAGATGCAACTTCAGAAGTAGTCATCTCGCCGTGAAGAAGGTGGAATCTAGGGAATGGACCCTGTCGAACTTCCTTAAGAAGCTGGCGTAACATGTTCTCAGTGTGCTTTCTATCAAGAGTGCAGTTGCTGCCATGGTTGGTCTTGATGATGATGCCAACCTTGGGATCATTTCTAAACAGCTCGCAAAGCCACTTGATGGTGTAGAACGTGTTCTTTCGGTCGTTCTCAGGGTTGTTCCCAGTGATCTGTCCGAACATGAGAAAGTTGAAGTCAGTCTGGACATCGATATCAAGAGGATCTGGACTCTTGAGAATATCTTCTGGAAAGCACTCGTGGACCACGGAAATCGGAGTGTTGACCCTTCCAGTCCTCTCGATTGTCGATTTGACGAACGTAGAGGGAACTACAACGTGGCTCATGTTGTTGCATGCTTCAAGCCACTGTGGGTTGCACTTATCAGTCTCAACAAAGGCTGAGAGTCCAATGTTTACCTTTGCGAGGCTTGGATCCCACTCATTTGGAAGCTGGAGCTGAACAGAGACGTCGAACTTTTCATTTATCGGCGCAGTCCTCTTCATGATCTCGCCGATGAGTCCATCTTCCATGTCGGGGTTTATCATCCAGGGTGTGATTCCCCAGTTCAAGACCTGACAGCGGAGGTCAATTCCCTTTTGGTCAAGAAGCCAGCGGAAGACTTGCCTCGAGTGATTTCCGTAACCAGATAAGGTGAGCAGCGGTGCTCGGCACAGTACTTTCACTTGACCTCCTTGAGATTCCAGCGGCTCTTCTTAGTAGTCTTCCAGTCTTCTACAGTCTTCTTTAGGGTCTCATGCCAAAGATCGACTGTCTTCTGGTAAGAGAATTCGCTCTTGACATAGCTCTTGGCCTTTGTGCCGAGCTCACGCCTCTTGTCAAATCCCATGTCGTACATCTTCACAAGGGCTTGCGCGGTCTCATCGATATCGCAAAAGTCTTCATAGATGTAGGGAACGTGCTGAGATCCTACAAGCGTCTTCTGCCGGATCTCTAGAGCGATTCCATTCTCAGATCCATCTCTGTGGTCTACAACTTGCCTTGTCAGGCCTCCAGTCTTTGCAGCAATGATTGGCCTGCCGCACTGCATGGCCTCTAACGTTGCTAGACCAAATCCCTCTGCGTAAGATATGTTGAGACAACAGTCCGAAACATTGTGGAGGATGTTGATCTGCTCAAACCCGACGCGATCTGGAGAGAAGACTACGGTGTCTCTAAGCTCCAACTGCTCGGCGACCGAGTAGAGATTCGGGCCTTCCATGTCTTTTGGATCCGTGTGCATCACGAGAGTCGCTTTCGGATTTGCGTCTCCACGAGACTTGAGAATATCAAGCATCTTTTTCCAGGCCCAAAGCACGTCAGAAGGGCGCTTGCGCCTAGCATTCCTGTTCATCCAGAAAGTAACAAAGTGATCTTCTCTGGCAGGTCCAAGAATGTTTCTCTTGTGGATCTTGACCTGATCTTCTGGCATCTGATAGTAGACGGAATCAGGAAGAGCGTGGGGAATGAAGTTCGTCTTCTCAGGGAACTTTTCCCTGATGAGCTCATAAGTCATGTGAGAGTGGCAATTGATCAGATCAGTCGCCTCATAGAACGGCGAGTTGAACTCTGGATACGGGTGATTGTCCCATACATGCCACCAAACGATCGGACAGACCTGGTGTACTTCATCTTCCATCTCAAAAAGCCAATAGAAGAACCTGGGGTCCGTGAACAGGAAGATGACATCTGGCTTTTCGGCAGCCAAAGTCTTCCTGATCAAATCTCTATCCCCAAATCCGTCTATTGGCTTTATGATGAAGTCTGGGTTGACCTGTATCGCGTCGTAGTTATCGTGCTTGACCGCAGCGCCGAACTGTCTAACAGTCCACTCGCCCTTTGCAATCAGGCCGTTCACCAGGTGGCGGCTCTGAGTTCCCACGCCAGAAGTGCTCAGTGCGTGATCAGACAAAAGTAGTATTTTCTTCTTGCTCATATTCCTCTAGAACCTTTGCAAAACTATCAATGGCTCTAGATGGTTTAAAGGAGATCAAGTGCAATACTTAGTCTGATGGTAGTCACAGTACTTACAGGACTCTCGATTCTTCATGAAGAGTCCGCGCTTCACTGAGGCGATCATGTTGGCAACCATCTTCCTCGCCTTCTCTTCAACGGTTGGCCCGACCGAGACTGTGAACAGCTCACAGGAGCGTCCAGGCTTCACGCCCTTCTTGAGAAGAACATAGCCGCACTTCACGTCCTTTGACGGCAAAGACTTCTTGGCTCGCCAGAAAGACTTGTAGAGAGCGATCTGTGCCAGGACATTGAAGTCTCGGCGTTTGTCTGTGCTCCATCCACGGGCACTGGAAGTCTTCCAGTCGATCACCCAGTAGACCCGACCCCGCTTGCCATCGCACTCAATGAGACCGTCGATGAATCCCTTGAACTTGATCTCCTGCCCAGGGATATCCTCATAGAGTGCATGCTCAGCCTCTATTGCGACCCAATTAGGAAAATTCTGATCAAGGAAAGCTGGAACTTCATCAAGGATCTGACGAGCCCACTTGACCCAGCTGTCGACAAGTCCATTCTTCTTGGCGTCAGGAAGCTCATCAAACTTCTTCTCCGCCCACACGCGGCGAATCTCAGCCTCGACATTGTCAGGATTCATGGTCCTGGTTGTCAGGAAGTTCTCGAGCTCGGCGTGGACTATGGTTCCAAAGTCAAGATTGGGAGATGGCTTCGAAAGATCGACCTTGTCGATCTGAGCCAGCTTGTGACGCCATGGACACTCCTTCCAGGTCTTGATTTCAGAGTAAGATACGTGTGGCTTTTGGGTTGGGAACATGCAACATCATATACCAACGCAATCTCAATTTCACATTTACAGAGACTTTTTTGTGAGTTCAAGATCCGCTTCGTACATCAGCTTTGCCAGACTCTTGAACGTAGTCTTAGGAGTCCATCCAAGCTTTTCCTTCGCCTTTGAGTAGTCGCCCTCAAGCCACGGAACCTCGTGTGGCCTCTTCAACCTGTCGTCAATCACAAGGTGCTCGTCCACATTGAGACCCGCAATATCAAACACTTCGTTCAGGAATTCTCTGACCGTGTGGGTCTCACCAGTTGCGACAACGTAGTCATCAGGCTTGTCCTGTTGGAGCATAAGCCACATCGCCTCAACGTAGTCCTTGGCATAGCCCCAGTCTCGTAGAGCGTCGAGGTTCCCAAGAGAGATCTTGTCCTGTAGGCCAAGCTTGATCCGCGCCGCCGCCAAGGTGATCTTGCGAGTCACAAAAGTCTCGCCACGCCGCGGACTCTCATGATTGAACAGAATACCAGAAGATGCGTGGATTCCGTAACCCTCACGGTAGTTGCGAGTGAGACCATGCGCGAAGACCTTGGCGCAAGCATATGGTGAGGCTGGCATCAGACGAGTCTCCTCACTCTGAGGGTGCTCGGGATTATCTCCGTACATCTCAGAAGAAGATGCCTGGTAAAATCTGCAGCTCGGCTGCATGGTCCTGATACATTCTAGCAGTCTCAAAGGACCAACAGCGACGGCATCCACAGTCTCTTCTGGAACGTCAAAAGAAACTCGGACGTGAGACTGCGCAGCAAGATTGTAGACTTCATCGAACTTTTGATTCGAAAAGAGCCTGTAGAAAGATCCTGCATCATTCATGGAGCCATAGACAAGCTGAAAGTTCGGGTGCTTAAGCAGGTGATCAATTCGATCAGTCGCAAGAAGAGAAGTTCTCCTCTTCATTCCAATAACTCTGTAGTCTTTCTCTAGAAGGAGCTCGGCGAGATAGCTCCCATCTTGCCCAGTGACTCCAGTGACTAGTGCAGTCTTCACGTTGAGTCCTTTGTGCGGTTAAAGATTTCTTGCTTGACAAACACTGTGTTTACTTGATCTCTATAGACTTCACTATAACCAGAATTCAAGATGAAGTTTCTTACTCTCTGCTCTCTTTCTACAATTTCACTGTATCTGGCAAAGTCTTTGTGCCCATCTTGAATCTCGCAAATCAGCATCTTGGGGTCTAGCTGCTTGAGATCGAAAGATCTCAATACGCTTTCTTCGTAGCCTTCAACGTCGATCACGAGTAGATCAGCATTCTTCAAGCCAACGGCGTCTAAGATAGTTTCCAACCTATAGACTTGAACCTCTCTTACTCCAGAGAAATTCTGTTCCAAAGCTTCTTTAGCCCACGAGATCTCTTTGTAAGCTTCAAGATGGTCCTTGTCAAGTGTCGTGATGCTGGCTGCGACAGCAATTCTTGCTTTTGATTCGACTTCTCCAACAGCGCAACAAACTACTTTTATCTCAGGATTGTGAGAGTGATTCAAAGAGCAGGCACGAGCGTACTCAGAGACAGGCTCAACATATAGCCCTTTCCAGCCAAGCTTAGATAAGGCGTAAGTGTTGCTCCAGCTTATTCCATCATAAGCGCCGACCTCTACAAAAACTGGGTCCTCACCAGCGTTTGGCAAGAGCCACTTATTGTATATCTGCTCCAAAGATTCAATCTGGCAATCATGAGGAACCTCAAGCTTAGTGTACATGGAATCCTCTTACGTTTGGATATCGATCTTGGAATTTTCTAATAGTCTCTTGAAGGCCTTCTCGAAGTGGTGTATACTCTGCTGACCAGCCAAGAGACCTCAGCTTATCATTTGAAGACGGCTTCTCGTACTGTCCGTCAGGCTTTGAAGAGTCAAACTTGATGTGTCGCTCAAATCCGATTTCCTCTCCGATCATCAGAGAAAGATTTTCGATAGAGACCCAATCAGGGTTACCGATGTTGATAGGCTCCTCGCCATCATAGTTTTCCGCAAGCCACAGAATGATCTTGGCTGCGTCCCTGGCAAAAGTGAACTCACGGATTGGACGTCCAGATCCCCAGACAACGACTTCATTCCTGCCTGCCTGCATTGCCTCATGGAACTTCCGGATGAGAGCTGGAATGACATGACCACTGTTGAGATCGTAGTTGTCATTGATACCGTAGAGATTGTTTGGAATGACCGAGATGAAGTTGCACCCAAACTGCTGGCGATAAGCCCTGCTCTGGACCTCAAGCATCCTCTTTGCGTACGCATATCCAAAGTTCGATAGATGCGGAGGACCCATGTGAAGCTGATCCTCTGTGAGCGGGTACTTCACATAAGGCGCGTCTGGGTAGATGCAGGTCGAGAGCACAGAGACAAGCTTCAGCTTATTCACTCTGCAGGCATTCAGCACATTCATGTTCATCTTGACATTGTCATCAAAGAAGTCAGCGACATAGTCAGTGTTAGCCTTCACACCTCCGACCCTTGCGGCACAGTGAATGACCGTGTCTACTCGTCCATCTTCCAGAGTGAGGATAGCATGATTCGAATCCGTGAGATCACATTCTCTCGAGCTGAGTCCAACGGAACCAGGAGACAGAGCAAGAATCTCGCTGCCAAGAAGTCCAGTTGCTCCTGTGACTAAATTTTTCATTTGATAAGGACCTCGTCGCCTGTCCAGACAGCGACTCCAAGACAAGCTAAGTTCCACTTTTTCACGTCACCCTCAAGCGAAGATTCACTCCAGGATGGGACTTTAATGTTGACTCCAGAAGCGCATCTCTCGACTCCGTCTTGGAAGATACGCCACACAAGATTGCTATTGCCATGCTTTGTGTTAAATCTGATCAAGAACTTGCTGGTAGCTATGTCATCTTTCATGGCGCAATCTCAAAGAGGTAATCTGCCCACCATCTGTCATCAGAGAAATCATGAAACTCTCCTCTAGTCACTATGCCGTGGCTAGAACCAACTAAAATGTAACCAAACTGTTTGAGATATTCAGCTGCTGATTGTACTGTGTTGTCTGGAAGATCAGGGTAGATTTTCCCCTTCCTTGCGTCTTCTAGCTCTAGGGTTATCGATCCAATCTTCTGCGACCTGAGATAAGCCTCAAAGGTCTTCAATATTGTGAGATCTGCACCCTGGGCGTCTGTTATCAGAGTGTCTATCTGTTCGATTCCCTTAGACTGCAAATAAGCAGGATAGTTCACGCTTCTGACCTTCACAACTTTGCCATTATGAAGATTTTCATGTGAACGATAGGGAAAATCTAAACTATTTCCCTTTGATATAGAGCTTGTGCCAAGGTCTGATCCACCTGAAAGCGTAAACTCAATCTCGCCATCATGAGTCCATGCTGCGGCAGTCATGACCTCGACATTTGGAATCTCATTAAGTCGCTTGTGAAGATCCGCATACTTCTCAAGAGGGTCAATCCCATAGTGCCTATCGAATCTTCCTGAGTTCACTAGCTCTATGAATGTAGAGCAATAAGATAGACCGATGTATACCAGATTCTTCACGGCTAATTCCTTTGTCTAGGCTTCAAAGAGAGGGCTAGTAATGTTCTCACTGGTGATCATGCACCACGAAGAACAGCTGGGGTTGGGGTCAAAATCTAATCTTCCGCCTTGAAATCGATGGGTAGCGCTGTACTTTGGCCAAACTGCGCCGGCAGAATTTAGAGTGTCAATTATGGAAGCAGACCTAATCTGTGCATTGCAGCCTTCGACTCTAGGATTCTTGAGGTCGTCAATCAGTATGACGTAATTCTTGTACTTTTGAGTTATTAGCTCAACTTCTCTTAGGACGGTTGGATCATCATCTTCATCAGAATGAGCGTCTAGCCAAAATACAGGAATAGCATCGCGGGGCACGGCCTTATCGATCTGCCCAAGAAAGCTCAAAGAGTCCGAGTGAGTTATCGAGACATTTTTGCGGACGGAACATTGCAAAGTTGCTGCTTCGTAGTTGCTCCTTGAGAGCTCGCAGCTATGTAAAATTGTCCCTGGAGAATTCAAAGAAACGTAGTCGCAGGTGATGCCTAAGTACGTTCCTGTCTCTACAAAGATGTCATAATGCCTCAAGAGCTTGATCATAAAATCACAGAGAATCGCGTCTCTATGAAATCCAGAGATCCTCTCGTTACGAAACTCGATGCAAGAGTTTGTTCTCAGGAACTCTTGCGCGTCAAACGCCGCAATTGAAACAGAAGACATTCACTTACCGGTGCTTTGAAAGATTTCTAGTCCTGAGACGTCGTGGTACTTCCAAGAACCGCCACAGTCTTTGTTGTCGTCAGAGACCTCAAGGAACAGTTGAATTCCTCTAGCGGCCTGCTCGGGTGGCATGTACATGTTCCATCCCATCATCTGGATCTTGTCCTGATCGTAGGGCACAGTAATATCGCGCCCCTCGTACCGAGCAAGCTTGAACCAGTCATATGCTGCCTTGTCATTTGTCAGGATCATGCCGCCCTTTCCAATCGGCACTGTCTTCTTGATGTGGAAGGAAAGACAGTGGAATGTATCCTGCACATACATCCCCTTGGTGAATCTCGTAGCTCCATCGACAATGTTGTATGGATCTAGCTTGTAGCACCCAGACCAATCGAAGTCGACAAAATCTGGAGTACAGCCAGCGTGTATGATAGTCTGTGGAACTGAGACATACGTGCGGGATGGAATTTTTATCTTGCCGCTAGCGTTGTTGTACCTGAGACAGAGAAACAACGCGTCGGTGCAATTATCGACGCTTACAGCGTACTTGCTACCTGCGTAGTTAGCGACCATCTTCTCAAACGCATCAACAACGTCCCAGGGGTCATTGATGACAAACCCAAGACCCTCTAGCTTTGGCTTAATTTCCTCAATACTAGCGAACATTCTCCTCCCACCAAAGCAACAGGTTCAAATACTGCAGCTCATGTTCCTTTAGTTTATCTCGAGAGATCAGAAGTTTAGCAAGCTGCTTAGATCTCACGGGAGATCTTGACTTCCAAACTTCTGACTGATCATCTATGGCGCCTGCAACGTGGTCTTTGGTCAGCGTGAAGCTCTCAGCAGATGGACTCAAGCCGTACGTCAAAGCACAATTTTGAGCGTCTCTAAACTTGTGCGGGAAATCCTTGTGGTGAGTCATCTGATTGAAGACTTTCCAGACTAGATCGACAACTGATTCGCTTCTAGCGACTCTCTCAGGGTGCGCAAAAGTATCGTGCTCGTGTCTGGTGTTCCTTACTCTTATGCTGTCAAAGCATACCTGCTTGTTCGGCGCAATCTTGTTGCCCAAATACTGGCAGAATAAGCTGACTCCGCCGCTTGCGTGGCAAACAAATGGAAAGACATTCTCCATGAACGACCGGTGATAGACATTAGTCTGTTGGTCGTAGTCGGTGATGCAGAACGCCTCTTTGCCTTCTGGATTTTCATAAACAATTTTTCCGCTACTGACTTCTTGGAAAGTAGCGCAAAGTGGCTTCCACTTCTCGAGGCAACGAAGAATCTCGCTGGCAGGATCTTCAGTGATGAATTCCGTGTCATCATCTATGAAGATGTAGTACTCGTAGTTCTTCTGGACCACATCGTACAAGAATGTCCGACCCTCAGAAAATAGAAGCTTAGACTGGTAGAAGTCCGACGCAGGATCTTCAGGGGTGCTCCAGTTCAGTCTATAGAAGTCGCAAAAGTCACGCGTGAATAGCTCGCGCTTTTGGACTGACAGAGGGTCATTGACGTACCTTCCCTGCTCGAGTATGCAGAACTTTTTCATCGAGAAAACTCAGAGTAGTAGCCTCCAACCTTGAAATCTGTTCCCTTGGTGACTGAGGTGAGGTTTCTCTCTGGAAAGTATTTGTCTCTTGGCAGGATTCTAAAGTCCAAGCTCACGCGAGTGAGACCAGTCTCATTGATCTTGTTTCCGTGCGTGAGCTTGTTTCCATTGAAGCAGACCAGTTGGCCAGGATGACAGTTCATGGGCTTATAGTCTCCGAGTCCTGGTACGCTCTCGCACCAAGTAGCGCTGGTCCCATACATCACTGTGAGAGGGATCTGGAAATTGATTTCTCCATCAGGGTGCCTGTGGTCTATATCGCTATCATAGTGCCACTTGTAAGTGGCCTTGTAGTTTGGAACATGGACTCTGAACGAAGGAAATGTCTGATAGATAAATTCCTTGTTGACGAGGGGAGAAACGACTTCACGCAAGATGCCGTGATAAGCATCGATGATTTCAGTCCAAGAGAATGGACCATCATGGTTCAGCCTCTTATAGAAAGCAGAGTGATACTCAGTCTTGCTCTCATTGCTACTGTCAAGGTTATCGAACATGAGGTCGCTTCTCTGGACATGCAGAAGCTCTAAAGCAGTCACGCCGAACAGATCTTGCACGTGGCTTCTGATCGGAAATTTGGTCTCATCGTAGTCAAGAATTACCGGCATGGAGTCTCCTATCTTAGTCCCGCAAATTGCTCTCTGATGATTGAATCGTAAGCGACCCTGAACCTCTCTCTGGTGTTCTCATAGACTTCGGGGGCTTGGACGGCTTCAGCACTTAACGCGGCTGGATCATGAGGAGTCACAGACTTAGTGAGGCTCTTGTTGCACTTCTCATATACGGCAAGAATTTTGGTGGTATCTACTTCCCTACCGAGGAATCTAAGAACGTGGGCCATGGATTCGACTGGATTTGACTTGAGCTCTTCATAAGAGAGGCTGATCATCGACTCAATGTCAGAATTATCCCTAGTCCACCTGGAGAGGTGCGCTCTGTATTCTTCAACTAGAGACTGAACCTGATCGTCAAGCCACTGATTCCTCTCGCCGTTCCAGTTGCTGGCAATAGTGTGATCGTAGCGTAACTGGGAATAAATCGTGTCTACTGGGTCTCTGTGGAGGTAGATCACCTTCTTGAGGCCAGCGGTGAGACCCTCAGAGGGTTCGTAATTTCCCACGCGCCGATCATGAATGTGGAATCCCCAGAACGACTTTGGATTAGGGTCAAAGAAGCTCTGGACATAAGACGGCTCTCCGAGATATGACTCGAGCAGAATTCTGAGCCAGTGAGAACCAGTCCTCGGATAAGAGACTAGCCGTGGAAATTCCGGATTGTTCTTGACTCCATCCCTATCTAACATAGCGGTAATGTCATACATCGATAACCTCGTAGTGTTCTGGAAGAAGATCCTGAGTGTCTTTTGGTCCAGAGGGTCCGAACCAATTTTTCGGAGCAATCACGACTTGCTCACTTGAGCTGGCCAGCCAAGATCCCCACCAGCTGAAAGAGCTATTTGCGATGATGTGGTGTTCACAGCTTGACATGGCACACAGGTCTTCAATGTTAGAGAGGCCTTCATACACCGTTGCTTCAGCAATATTTTGCCGGCACCACTCTCTGTCGTCCGAGAAAGCAATGAAGTCAACGCTACCAAGCCTCTTCCTGAGTATATCAATCGCCGCTCGATAGTAATCAACGCTTAGCGGTGGATGAGTGTCTCTGAGCTTGACATAGTCTCCCCTCCTTACGTGGATAGCGACTCTCTGCTTACCAACAGGTAGCTTGTCTTTAGTGGCGTTTCTCAGCGTCTCTTCAAACTGGAAGATCTTTCGTACATGCTCTGGATCGGTGATGTACTTCCAAGACTGTAGATAGCCGACAACATCGCAGTTCCCAGGTATCAAAGCCATCTCTCGAGAATGGGAGAACCCGGGTTCATTCCACCTATATTTTATGAACTGCGCAGTCTGCTCGTTCAGATCAACGGCTGGAATCTTGAAGTGATTTCTAATCTCTGCTCTGCTCTCATCAGGCAGGATAAGCTGGAGATTTCTATCTTTTGCAAGGCAAGACACAGCCGCGACCTGGAACATTTGATTGCAGAGCCGACCGTAGCTTCCCAGCATGGAGAAGCTCACATACTCACTCAACTCCGAATCTCCTGCTCAGGATATCAGCCACGATGTTGTCAATGCTGTAGTAATCGAGGCTCTTTGCGTGATTTGCCTCTATGGGATCTAGCATTGACAGGTAGAGGTCTTCATTTAGCTTTGGAATGATCTGCATGAGGTCCATTGCGCTCTCAAAGACAATGATGCCCTTCTGGTCAAAATGCTCAAATACGGTTGGATCTCCCCAGTACACTGGTACCGTGCGGCAAGCAAAGCAGTCTAGTATCTTTTCAGTGTGGTAGTTTGGCGCCCTGTTGTTCTCGATCGATATCGAGAATCGATACGGCAATAGGGCTTCGGCTTTTCTGTCGATTGGATTGCAGCCTCGACCGTAGAAATCGACATCATATCCAGCCTTCCGAATGTGGTGCGCAATGTCATGCCTCAACCTGTGACCTTCAAGGATTCTCTTGTCAGAGAATATGTGAGAGCAGTCTCTTGACTTGGCATGCTTGTCGTGAATCGCTGGCGTATCAACAAAGATCCCATCTGCAGGCATGTAAGCCGCTTTTTCGGGATACATGTCGAGAAGCTTCTGGTCGTGGGTCAAGATTAGGTCAAAGCTAGATCCAATCTGCTCGAGGATCTGGTAAGACTGAGGCTCAAAAGCCCTGGGCTCCATGATCCAAGCAACGTTCTTCTTTGTGTTTACCCTCCCAACAAATTGCGTCATCCTGCCTGTGAAGATTGTGATGCCGTCGTACTCTGAGAGCATCTTGACGTAGGAGATTTTTTCAGGGATTCTCCCACGCTCAAGCGTCTCGTCATAGGAGTCGGCATGCGAGATGTTCTCGTCTATCAAGTTCACAATCATCTGAGCGCTGGCCTATTTCTCTTTGAGAGCATGTGGCCCTCGATGACTTCCTTGTCGAGCCTGCCCAAGTCCAAGAGTCCATCTAGACCGAGGAAATGTGTGTTGGTGAACCCCAGCCTCTCGAGGTGCTGCTCAAGTGGGTACTTTGCGGCATTGAAGTTATTCCTGCCCAAGAGGTAACCGCCTTGGACCACGTTCTTTGCTGCCCAGTCCTGACCAGCCCACTTGGCGACTGGCGTGGTCGGGAACGAGCCTATGTCGTTGTGGACAAAGGCGATCTCAAAATTGTCATCAGGAGATAGGTCAAGGGAGTTCTTGATCCTCACTCTGTCGTGGTTCTTCGGGTTTGCGATGTCAAATCCAATACAGCGATCCCTGCCAAAGAACTCACACAGCATGTCAAACCCAACGCAGTTGTTGGTCCCCATCAGGAGGATGAATCCATGCTTTGGAATGTCAGAAATCTTGAAGACCACGTCTTCATAGATCTTGCAAGCGTAGTAGTCCCTGCTGTAGTTGTCAACATCACCGTGGAGATGGACTTGCTCAAACCAGAACTTTTGGCTGTAGTAATCAGACTCTTTCATGGAACCTCAGCTGATCCTGCTATATTTTGGTCGGGTCCTGATCAGCCTATCAACTCTACCCTGATCGGCAGAATTGATAACATCGTCGCTCAAAGGATTCCAACGATTATAGACATAGAGAGCGTTCGGAATGAAAGCGTGGCGCTCTCCAGCCATCTCAAGCATTGGAATCATGAAAGAAACGTCCCAGCCAGTCTTGAAGTACGTTCCGTCAACGTCCCTCAGATCCTCGTCCCTTATCGCGTTCCAGATCCTGCTCTTGAACGTGCGTAGGTGGCTGGAGATGAACTTATAATCTCTGTAGGAGTTACTCCTGACAACATCATCGGGAAATGGCTCGCAGTTTGTTCGGGTCTGGCCAGTTGGCCAATGAATATGATTTCCGTAGGTCAAGAGGACGCGAAAGTCTCGGTACACATTGCTGACAATCGCAAGAGAGAACTCAGAGAACAGGAAATCGTCTCCATCGATGACCATAAGAACTGACTCAGGATCTTTGTCAGTCTCGAGGAGCTTGAAGCCTTCGACAATGTTGTGCAGCGCCTTCCTGTTCTCGGTGTTGTGGACTACTGTGAACCTGGCGTCTGGAAATTCCGCAAAATGCTTGTCAATTGCTGCCCCAGTGTTATCGGTGCTGGCGTCATTATAGACAATGCACCGAAAATCAGTGTGGCTCTGCGACTGGATGGAGTGCAAGCACCTGGAGATCCAGTGCTCTGTGTTGTAGGTTGGTACGACAATATTGAATCGCATCACTTGTCCTGATTGTTCGTAGATGTGTTCCTGCGGTAACAGTACTGGCGCTCAGCAAGAATCGAAGTCTTTCCCAAGAGGGCTGTCGCTCTGAAGTTAAAGTCGCTGTCCTCACTGTTCAGCACACGGAGGCCGACACCGGGAGGATTGAACCTGAGCCCATATCCGAACAGCGCTCGGTGGAACATTGCAGAGACTCCGGCAGTCTCAAACCTTCCAGTCGAGTAGTGGTTCACTCCTGGCGTGTGGAATCCACCCAGGACAAGCTTCGAGACTGTTTCCTGCTCCATCACAGTTAGTTCTTCTCCGAGAGCAGGCAGTGACATCGCTTGATCCACGTCATCTTCGTCATAACAGTGGTAGAAACCACAGAGATTGTGCAGCGTATTTGTCTCAAAGAGGCATCTGAGCTGACGGAAGATCCTATCAGGAAGCGAGATGTCATCGGAGTCGTGGGACGTGAAGAAGTCACATTCGCTATTTGACATCACGTAGTTGAGGGCATGCCACTTTCCGTGATTATCTTCGAACTTGTGGTACTTGACGCGCAGATCTTCCTTTGCGAGCTCGCTAACAATCTCATCGATCCCTTGGTCAGGGCTCGAGCCGTCATTAACGACGGCAATTTCGAGGTTCTTCCACGTCTGATTTTGGATGCTCTGGACGCTCTGCTTGAGATACCTTCCGTGATTGTAGCACGCAATCACGACCAGAACCTTCGGCTCTTTCTCACTTATCATTCATGACTCCGGGCTGTGGCTTAGGCGGGTTCAGGTGAGGAGTCTTTCTGCTCCAGTCGATTTTCTGGTGGAAGATCCATCCACCCATCTCACTAGAGAGCTTATTGGCTAGCTCGCGGATGTCCGCGTCAGTGACCTCTGACCAAGGCTTGTCGAAGAACATGTTGTTTTCAGATGTATCGACCTGCGGGATATTGTACATGCTCTGCCAGTGCTTTGACCAGTAGTCACGGTAGGTCCTGATCTTGCGTTCCATATCAAACCACGAGTAGTGGTGCACTGAAGGGAGGCCATCGGTCGCGGCGTAGAACCAGTTCTGGTAAGCTTCAAGGGCAGCAGAGTTTCCATTGAGTCCCGCAATCCTGGCACCGTGGACATTGTCATCGTAGAAGTTGGCAAACTTGATGAAATCACCAGTCTCAGCGTCGACATAGTCACAACCATCAGATCCCGGCTTAGAGTAAGTGCCGCCATCCTCATCGGTGACCCTAAAGACTCCAGGAATCCCGTGGGTGATGTTTGGTCTGTTGCGGCTCAAGCGCCACTTCCAGGGATTTATGTCAGCGCGGACCTTGCTTGGACCTCCCCAGTACTCGATCACCGGCAGCGCGAGGAGGTCAACCCCAGCTGGGAACCTCTTACAAAGCTGCTGGACCTTGGAGTAGTCGTCCTCATGGACGACCTCATCGGCGTCCTGTTGCCACAGGAATTCGAGCTTACATCGCCGGCGGGACTCGGCCTTCTGGGCGCCATCGAACACCGCAAACCGGGGGTGGTTCCAGTCTCTGGCGACCTGGTGGACGTCGAGCTTTGGCTCCAGCTTGGCCCACTCCTGAAGCTCCTCCCAAGTACCATCCTTGCTACCGCCGTCGACCACCACGACTTGCCCGCAGAATCCCAGCAGGGAAGTTATGCTTTCCCGCCAAGGATAACTGTGCCTTATGCAGTCGAGTGTCGTCGTGTACCCAGAGATTCCCACGACTGGGGTCCTTGAGCTGAGGATGGAGTTCCAGAACTTGCCCCTCGCAGCGTAGAGATAGGATTCAGTGAGACCTGCGTCATCAGTCGCAAACCACTCCTCCTTGGCATGCTCGACGTTGTCGTTGGTTACGACCTCGCAGCCGAGCAGCTTCGCCTCGATGACCATTCGGGGGCAGGTGTCGCCACCGAGCGGGAGGTAGACGAAACCCTCTGCGGTGGACATGCGCTCGAGGACCTGCTCATACCTCCAGCCGCTGATGACCTCGTACTCCTTCCCGTTGTCCTCGCACCACTTCACGGCGTCGGCAAAGCCCTTGATCCAGGAATCAGAACCGAGGACGAGCCACTTTGTTCGAGGCTTTCCAGCAGCGCGCTCCCTGAGGAACTTCACTGACGCAAAGAACTGGTCGTCAAAGACCGAAGACAGGACCCAGTTCTCTCTCTCGAGCAGGAACGGGAAACGCTTGGTATACCTCTCCTGCTGGCGCTCAGACATGAACCAGAGGGACTGAGCACCGTACATGAACGCTGATACGAGCTTGCCGTGATCCTCGTTGTTGCAATTGCAGTGCTTGCCTTCGGCAGCCTCATGCTTCTCGGGAGAGCGGTACCTGCAGAACTTGTAGTCGTACTCAAGGATGGAGTACTTGATATTTGCAGCGATCGACGGGATCAGATTGAGATCCATCTGTGCAAAGTTTCCGAAGATCCAGTACTTGTCCTTGCCCTCTTCGAGGAGCTCGTGCGAAACGTCCCTGGAGTGGAGCTTCAGGATAGGCAAGGGAGCTGAGCTGATCAGGGCACCAGAGGTGAGCTCCGCACCTCCGAGATACTCCTCCTGGAACAGGTCAGCTACGAAGATGATCTCGCACTCCTGAGGGATGCTGAGCTTCTTACCAAAGGGACTGTCGAACATTTTTCACTCCTCAAAATTGAACACTTCAACTTCTGGAGGTACTAGTTTTAAGAGAAAAGAGAACAGAGACTAGTAACGACCAGTAGAACAACTAGTAGATTCTACTGAGCAGAAAAAATAGATAAAAGACTCTATTGAGGAAGCTTCTCATCTTGAAGAAGTTTCTCTAGAAACCTCTTGTTGCTGGGCTATAGAAGACCTTTCCTGTTACAGTCGTCGTCTTGCCGATTGTTGCAGTCGAGTGGCTGAAGGTCATGATATCACCACCGCCATTCTCACCGAACTGGAACCTGACCGGATAGTAGACTCCAGCAGTGAGTGATGCTGTTCCTGATACCTCAACTGGACCATGGAGACCGCCGTTGTTGATAGTCGCATTAGTTGTTGAGAATCCGGAGACTGCGTTACTTCCTATCCACATGTAAGATGCGTCGTCAGAATTCAGATAGAAAGTGTAGGTCTCTGTGGTCGTAGGAACAAAGTATCCAAGCCACTGCCTGCTGAAGCTCTCGCCTTCTTCTGCGCTGGAATCTTCAATGACCGTTGTCTGCACATTAGTGGCCGTAGCCGTCGCAGTTGCGAACCAGCTCACAGCATCTGCGAAGTATCCAGAGTACGTTGTGCGATAGAGACCAGCAAGGTAAGGGCTCGATCCTCTTGTGATGTAGAAGATCTGTGTTGCCGTTATCCTGCTGGTGGTGATTGAGGCGTCTGTCGACTGGACATAGATTACCGTCCATGACGAGGCATCATTGCTTCCCTCCAGAATCCACTGGACTGGATCACGACCGTTGACATCGGCACCCGTAATATACCTAAAACCGTCAACTGTTCTTCTGGAACCAAAGTCAATCTGTAGGACCCAGGACTTGGTGACACCGGTCACATTGCCACTCACAGTTCCGTTTCCAGACCAGTCGAGGAAAACGGTTCCGGTGTTGTTGTCGATCGCCTTGCTCGCGTCCTGACCGGCTGGGTTGACTCCGCTTGGATTGGTCGCAGTTGCTCCTGTGTAGTCAACACGAGTGCCCATGAATGTGAGATGGAATTCAGCCATCTGCATCATCCCGACGGGGTAGGTCGGATCCTGCGTGATGTCGCGTACCTTGGTGACAGCGAATCTGAAGTAACGGAATGTTTGGTTTGTCACGTTTCTGGGAGCGAGTGAGCCAGCGAATGAAGAAACTCTAGAAAACATTAGACACCGTACCTGCTGCGACCAGCCTGGAAGTTAGTTGAGACCTGCCCTGCCGAGAGTGCTATGTTGTACACTTGGAATGCGCCAAGTCTCATGTTGGAGAAAGTTCCGTCTCCCAGGTTCGTTGCGTCTGTGTGGGCGATGGCGTAGTGTAACGGTAGGTTGCCACCATCGTTGTAGGGAGTCGAACGTGTTATAGTGGAGGATGTAACGGCAAGCGCACCGTTGACATATCCTCGCAGGACCGATCCATCGAACGTGAAACCTGCGTAGTACCAGGCACTCAGCGGGGTCGATATCGTCGATGAAAATCCTGGCTGGTTGCTCCAGACAGAGAACTTCATTGTTCCGGCAACCATCTCAATCTGAGAGTCGTGCCAGGCAGAATTTGGAGTAGTCTGGCCCATCTCCTGGACAATGACACCGTTGTCCATGGGATAGACCCAGGTGAATATGGAAATCACTGTCGAAGTGTTTGCCGGAGACAGCTTCGAGTTGAGGCTGGTGTTGGTCGTGAGGTACTGGTTGGTGCCGTTGAACGTGAGGTAGCCGGATGCGTATGTCGGGGTGTTGAAAAGAGAGGCATTGCTGCTGGCCTGAAGATCTGTGACAGTCGCGCCGGATCCCGGATAGGAGGACGCATTACCGATGTCGTAGTTGAGGATGAGCCCTGTTGACACGATTGAGCTACCGCTCGTGAAAGGGCGGGTTGAGATAGGTCCTGCAAAATTTGAGAACCTGCCATACATTAGATCAACCGTATGTGCTCATCTGACCAAGGACCTTCCATGTGGATCCTGATCTGATGAGGCTGAATCCAAAGACATCCTGCTTGCCTGCAGTTCCAGCTGGAGTAGTTCCGTTTGCCCAGTTGATTGTTTGAACTGCTGTGTCAATTTGGACTGCACTGACGATTCTTGCAGTGGCGCTCTGCGAGAGGATGACGGTGGGTGTGATAATTCTATTGTTGGTTGTTGGGACATTCGTAAAGTTTGCGGTGATGTCGCCTGTTGGTGCATTGGCATAGAATATGCTTGCAAGCGACAGGTCATAAGCAACTGTTCCCGTACCGCCGACTGATGGGACCATCTTCTCAGTGATTGATGAGAGTGTAGTCCTTCCGTCAACTTGTATTGCTCCCGTGAAGCTGCTCGTTGCCATTGTTCCACCAACCAAAATGGAGCTTGCCAAGGTTCCGAAGTTAAGCGTCCCAGTGAGTGCCGTTGTAAGAAGGTTATAAGTTGTAGTTGTTACAGTCTGTATTGAACTTCCGCTAACAACCAAACTTCCTGATAGCTCGGCATTTCCGTTCTCACCGACAGAAAATTGGTCGATGTCCCTCCAATCCCGGACCGCAAACTTGTGCCCTTCAGCGCTATTATCAGTGTCAATCTTTGCGATGATATTTCCGCTGGAGATTAGCGTCATCACATTGTTGCCTGTCCCAGGCGCACCGATGATATTGCCCGTAGATGTTGCTAGGCTTCCTGTCACCGTGAAGAGACCGTCGCCTCTCAGACTTGCGATCTCTGTTGTTCCTGCATACCACTTGAAGCGAGGCGTCGTAGTTGCAACATTGACACCAAACCACATGGCTTGGTTCTCCATTCCAATTGCCCAATCTGCGCTAGAAGCACCTATGCTTGGGTATAGAAGAAGTCGTGTACCGATAGATGAGTTTGTGAACGTGGGTGCGCCTAACGCCCCTCCACCAACTGGGAAGCTAATAAGGCTTCCGGCCGCATTTGTGAGAGCAATCTTGCCGCTACTTGCTGTAATAACACCATTTAACGTCATTACGCTGTTTGATGATCCTGATCCGATTGTAATGGCTGTTGCTGATCCGCCGATATTAAGTGTAGCAACAGACCCTGTTACTAGATTAAAAGTTGATGATGTTGATGTTATATCACCACCGTTAACTGCAAGATCTCCACTTAGAAGTGCATTCGAACCTGTGATATTTCCTTGGAAAGTTGTTGAACCTCCCGAGGCTCCGGCTACAAGTGTTGTTGCAGCTCT